ATGGTCCATCATCCTGTAAGGTCTTCACGTATCGCCTCCATTGGCTATGATGAACGCAGCGCCACGCTGGAAATCCGCTTTCTCGATCGTCGGACGCTGCGGTATCAGCAGGTTCCGGTACGCGTCTATAACGATTTTTTGCAGGTCGTGTCAAAAGGTCGCTTTTATGATGGCGTCGTAAAGGGGAAGTTTAAGGAAATCACCGTATACTGAGCCTTATCCCTATCCACGTGAAAGGATTTCTTCCGTGCTTACCCGCTTATCATTGGCTGCTCTGATTTTGCTAACCTGTCTGTGGATGGCATTAATTTTTGATTTCGGCGATATCGTGCGTCATCTCAGTGAATTACTGCAGGCACTGGATGCGGATTAACACGCCTTTTATTGTTAGTTTTAATAGATATCAGACATTGGCTGTCTCTTTCTCCGCTTAGGCTAAAATTGAATGTGTATGCGCAAATTCAATTGAACACTGGCCTTCTCGATAATCAGGAGATCAAATGACTGACTTAAACGAACGCGTTGAAACCCTTGAGCAGACAATTAATGAGCTACAAATAGACCTTCACGCATCAAAGATTGCCATCACTGTTTTATCCTCGGTAATTAATAACATGAGTGGCAATCCTGGCCTTCTTTCAAGTTCATACGAGGAGGAAAAAAGCTCGGCACCACTGGTCAAGTTCAACCATCCCGAGCAGGAAGGATATGAAGATAAGGTGACGGAGAGAGTTTTAGCACTGCTGGCAAAATCAGGCCAGGTGGGGTAAGCAACGCTGCCCGGCTTGATGAGACTTGCGGGGATAACGCCGTCATTATGCTTCTGCTCATGGTGATGGCCTTAAAACACATGCCCGTGATCCAGCAATTTGATGTGAGTTCAGCGCTTACGTTTTATTTATCACTGTCGATAGCCTCTGAGTGATTGTTAATTCAGCCTTTATTATCCCGGTAGAGATTGTCATTTCATCCAAGGTATTTCCCCCTCAAACGTTAGCATATAATATATTTAACATTCTCCTGTTTTTGAATTTACGCCTCCGCCAGGAAGTTTCTCATTTTATTGCTAATTCCTTTCTATGCGCCCCCTACCCTAAATATCAGCTACCCTTAAAGACTGCGTGAATGATGCGCATCACTTTTTCACAAGTCGAATTGTGAGAGGAGTATTTAATGACAATCAAGACTCTCGAAGATTTATTCATTCATGACCTTTCTGATATTTACAGCGCAGAAAAACAAATCACCCGCGCGTTACCTAAAATGGCGCGGGCGGCGACAGATCCCAAACTGATTGCTGCATTTAATCAGCACCTTGAAGAAACCCGCGGCCAGATTGAACGGCTAGATCAGTTGGTAGAAAGCACAGAAGGTGTTCGAATCAAGCGCATGAAATGCCATGCCCTTGAAGGGCTGGCAGAAGAAGCGCAGGAAATCATCGACTCCGTCGAAGCGGGGCCGGTCCGCGATGCGGGTCTGATTGGCGCCGCCCAAAAAGTGGAACACTATGAAATCGCCACTTACGGCACACTGCATGCTCTTGCTAAAAAGCTGGGATACAAAGATGCGGCAAGGCTGCTGGAAGAAACCCTCAAGGAAGAGAAAGCCACTGACGAAAAATTGACGGTGATTGCTGATCAGCAGCCCTAAATTCGTTTGTTGGTAAATAATCGGCCTGCCGCTGTGCGTTAAGCACGCCTGCAGGCCTTTTTTTGGCCTGAGGTTTGGTATGGTCTGGTACTCAGAAACCCCACTCCTCACGGGCCGTATCGGAGCGCGATGCGCTTCTGCTGCAAAACGTGCTGGCATTCGTCGCCGCAATCCGTACCATACACGGCACACTTTCGCATGCTGGTTGCTATCAGCAGGCGCTAACCCGTCTTCTATTGCCAATCAGATGGGGCACGAAAATGCGCAGAGGGTGTATGAAATCTATGCTTCATGGATAGAAGTAGTGAACAGCGAGCAGGTCGAAATGCGCCTCATGACGCTGGCGCGTTAAAATGGTTTTGTCCCACTGGTGCCCCATTTGATATTTGAGTAAAGTATAAATGCAAGATAATCAATCAGTTAATAAGAAAGAACAATACAACCTGAAGATACAAGCCACCTTTTTCTAGCCCCTTGATTTCTATTCATTTCCTTTATTTTTCATAATGTTAAAGTGACATTCTGGCTCCGCCAATCACCGCCAACCCACTCGAAAAATGCCCCTTTTTTGCCCCTTTTAGCAAACTCATGCCCTTTTATTGCCCCTCTGCCTTGTTGGTTTTTGGAGGCTTTAGAGAGGCATTTGGCAACTATTAAATGTGGGGCTTGAGGGTGGTGCTTAGGCCAGTCAGAGATGTTTTTAAGCCTACACTATAGTCATGGGGACCGTCAGATTGATCGTTTTGAACGATCAATATTGAGCAATCGATCTATCAAACCAATTTGAGTTAAGTCAACTAACCATGATTTCATTGCGGGAATTTCCAATGGAATGAAAATGCAATGAAAATGAAGAAAATCAGCCTTGTCGCCACATACAACGCTGAAAACAAACAGGCCGTAAAATCACTGGTCTCCAACCCTGCAGTTACCGGGCTTCATGAGTTAATTCTCGTTAACGAGGGGAACACTGAAGACATTATTGACCCCGCAGCAACATCAATCCGCATTACAAATTTCACGCACAATTGTGAGCCGCTTGTAATGGCCGTGGGCGCACATTACGCCAGCGGCCAGGTGGTCGTTTTGTGTCGTCAGCCCGACAGCATTACATCGGGTCTGTGTAAGCAATTGCACAAAGCACGACGCCGTTATAGCCCTGGCGCTGGGCTTCATGTCTTTATGGATTCCGATCTACCGTGGGAGTACGACATTGAGACGGGATTTGCGAGAGGGGAAAAAGGACGCTTCATCAATCTTGCGTGGGAAGTGGTAAATGTGGAAGGGTAATCCGCATGCGGAGTTAATCTTTGTCGTACTAACACTTGGATTTACGTTGTGCGCATTAGGGCTTTTGGCATGGGATAGCTGGCGTGTATTCCGTCGCTATCTGAAAAGCAGGAAAGATAAGGGGCAATAAAGCCCCTTTTATCATTTATGCGCCTGGTGGAACGGGCCAGGTGATGTCTGGCGCGGTACTGGTATCAATCCGGTTAACTTCTACTCGATACGTTTTCCAGGCGTTAAGCTGGGCGACCTCATCGTCCGTCGCTATCCCCAGATCCACAGCATCCTGCAGAGGTGCAATCTTTGTTGTTGCTTCTGCGAGACGTTGAGATTTTTCCGTTTCAGCTGCGCCTACATAATCCACTACCGGCGCAACGAGCACAGGAAGCCCGTATTTGTCAGGAGTGATTAACTTTCCGGCAGCCTGTCCGGTCAAGAGATAGTTGTACCACCGTTGGGATATCTCCTTTGCGTCTTCAGGCCATCCTGTTCCATCAATAAAGGCGGCCTTATCCTCTTCAAAATAAAACCCGTTGTTGCAGGCGCTGTAATAAATTTTGTTGTCCATTTAATACCCCACTGCCCAAACTAACGCAGCAACGTTCCCTTTACTGCCATAAGAAAGGTTCGGTTTCACAACGCAGTTGGAATTGGTTTTTGAGACAAGTTCAAAGCTCTGCTCTGCATCGTCGTTATTATTAACGTTCAGCGTCGAAACAGACACAAACAGGCAAGCACCGGGGAAAGTTTTGGGGAATGTTACAGTGACGTTCGTCGAGCCAGTTGTCGCAGCTCCTTGTACCCACTGGTAGATCATCCCTGTGCTGGCATCCTGCCACCAACCATTAGCTGCCTTTGAAGCAGTATTTGGCGCAGCGTAACTGCCCTTTGCCTGGTATCTAACGTCAAAGTTTCCATAGTCAAGTAACCCCAGCTTGCCAATAGTTACGGCCCCGGTAGGTAGATTTATTGCGAACGGACGCAGGCTGTTGTAACCACCATACTGGTCACCGGAATTTGTCAGCATTAAATAAAGGTTAGAGCCATCCTGCCGCCAGAAAGTACCGTAGTTCCCATAAACGGACCTGAAGCTATTGGAACTGGTAGTTGCAATCTCAATTGCTGAAGCGATTCGAGTTTTACCATTAATTGAGATGGTCCCATCTTCATTTAAATTTATACTGTTCCCGCCGAGATAATTCGTAAATGAAGCAGTGCTGGAGCCATTGAGCCCATTCCCGATATACCACTTATTTGTATTATCCTGATCTCTTGCTAATAGATAGAGCGCATTTTTCTGAGTGCTATTTCTAATAACTAGAGGGCTGCTATTTCCAGTTATTGTACCTCCAGCACTAGAAATGACTTTATTAAGGATTTTCGTTGCAATGCTTCCGTCAGCTTTTTTTATTGCCAACCATTCAACTGATAAAACCCCGGTAGAATCGATAAATATATTAGCACTCAGAACCTGAGAACCATCACCACTATCGCCATAAAGGAGATGCGCTCCGCACCCGTACCCTCCAAATTCAGAGCTACCTGACCCGTTACCTTGCTTAAACAACATCGAGACAAGCCCGTTTTTATCAGCAAGATTGGCATCTGTCACTGAAAGCGCCGATCCGAGTAATCCACCATCACCAACTTTAAGCACTCTACCCGGTGTCGGGTCGCTGGCCGAGGTGGTTACGTCACGATATGCCGCAGTTCCTAAACCCGCATAAATCGCACCAGGATTTGCTACGTTGAAAAAAGTTTTAGAATTATCGAGCAGACAAACAAGGCCAACATCTTTCAAAATGTCGTTCGCAACCAGTTGTGCCTTATTTCCTTTGTAGAGAGGGAATGTGCCGAGAACCTTACCGCCCATCGTCAGTTGTAGGGTTGCGGCTGCGGTGTTGTTTTGCGACGGGTAAACAACTAACGGGGTTTTAAGCACCCAATCCACGGAGCCATTCAGGAAAAACGTTGAGGGCAATTCCAGGGTCAGAGCATTAGCCGTACCACCCGCAATGCCAGAAGTGTAAAACCCGCTCTGGATGTGAGCTATCTGCGGAAAGATATTTTCCGAGCCACGGGTAGCAAAGTTGGCGATCACATCTTTCAGCGACCAGCCTTTCGCCGCCGTTCCCTCCTGCCCTCGAATTACCGTCAGGGTATCGCCGCTGACTGAAATAAGATGACAAATTTCGAATGCAGTTTCACCCGCATCGGTCAGCGTAATTTTGGCGTAGTTCTTCAGCGTGGTGGATTTGTTGCTGAAATCCGATGTCAGCAGCGTAGAGAATAACGGCCCATCGCCGGGCATTACTGAGATAGCCGTCTGACTTGCCGTAATGTCAGATGCCAGCGAAGAAACCAGGTTGTTACCGAAACCCAATATCATTTTTTCACCATTTCCAGTGAGTAGGATTAATTAGAAAAATCGACAGTGAAACTGTAGATAAACGGCAGTTTTACGATCCCCTGCTCTATTGCCTCTTTGAGGAATTGCCCGGCACTGTCGTTCGAGTTAGGCAGCAAAATAGTGAACACACCGTTGTTCGGTACGACCGAAATGTCGAAGGTGTCCGTGACTGGCGGGTCAATACCGTTTGGGCCGCGCAGGAAACGTGCGATGCGGCGTTTCAGCCAGTCGATGTTGAACTGCACGCCATCGGCTTTGTAGAAATTCCAGGTGAGTATTCGTTTGAAATAGTCATCAACAACATACGTTGTGGCGCCGGGTATAAAGTTCTTCATCCCTGCATAGGGGATCGTGTTGTAATCGATAGTGTTATAAGCGCCCTTCGCAATGGCTTCCTGAGAAACCATCAGAAGCGGTCGTGTTTCTCCGTAAATTCCCTCGATCACCCAATCGAGCAGTTTTCCTGATAGCGCTGGCGACGGCCAGTACGGAAGGCTAAGTGAGTTCAATTCGTCCAGATACTCCTGAGCCATCTCGTTATAGGCATCAAAAAACGCAACGATATTGGGGTCATCACTGTACTGGACGAACGGGTAGGACGGGATAATTTTACTTACTGGCGCTTCCATATTTTTCTACCTGGATCTGACCTGCGGTCGTGGTGAAATAACCGTATGTGTCGCCATATACGAGCGTGGAATCCGCTCCCGGCGGCACTATTGTCCCGTTAATGCCGACCTGTATATTGATCATTGATACAAGGGATGGAGGCACCAGCCCCTGCACAGATTCAAGGAATATCTCCTGAATCTGGAGGATGTTGATTGGCTGACCTACTGCGATGGATTCAATGTAATCCGCCACTGGCTGCTGCACGGCATTTGAAACACCGACAGGATCGATGTAATTGGTAGAGGCAGTATTCCAGGTGATGAACACCGCTGCAGTTTGCGACGTTGGGACGATAAACGGCAGCTGGTAACTGTCCGGGTAAACGTCAATCTGAATCGTCTTTTTATCTACGGCTGCGCCAGAAGGGTTGCTTACGTCATTTGTCAGCACGGAAATATCTGGCACCGCTTTGTAAATGGCATAAGCCACTTCATACGGATCACCGCCGCCAACAATGGCAACCCATTTTCCGAGTGTTGCCTGACGGAAAGAAATCAGGTTGGACTGAACACCATCGACTTGTTGCAACTGTGAATGGAAATAGTCTGGCGTTCCCTGCGCCGCCTTCATCCCGGACTGCATCACTTCGGCGCGGTACGAAGAGTACGACTGTTCTGCGAGACCTGGCAGCCCTGCTGTGAGGTTCGTACAGGTGACGTTGTACGTTTTCGGCACCGATGTAACGATCTGAGTAACGGAACCCTCTGGTACAGCCCAGGACCCTGGTGACGTTGCAAGGCAGTACATCGGTTCGGTCTGGCCGCTTGCCGGCGTTACAGCATCACGCACGACAGCGTATTGGTTATTCCCATCACCAACTGTGAATCCTTTTGGCACTGTGAATCCCGGCGGTGCCGAGAAAACAACGTACACAGAGGTGTTGGTTCCCATGCCCTGCGGCACACCATATAGGCTCCCCAGCTCCATTAGCAGCGGGATATTGGCACCATACGGCGTACAGGAGTTGATGAGGTCAACGCGAGCCTGATCAATCAGAGCAATAGCGCCCGTAGCAGTACCGGCTAAATCGGTAATGAGGCCTGGTGGTAGATTGGCTGTATAACCTGGGACTTTGGCACTGACACGAGAGATAAGGCTGGATAAAATGGTTTGGGGCGGCGTGGGCTGTGCTCCCGCTGCGGTCATGATTATGGGTAGATCGGACATATTCTCCCCTAAGGATAATTTATGAGAAAAACATTTCTTTTCGCTTCGCTATTAAGTTGCCTTTACTTGGTGAAGGCTATTGCATATGAATTACCAGTAAACGCATTGACCTACGGTATGGAGACACCATCTAGGGTTGCTGACGATGCGCCATACAGAGGGCAATTAGCCTCTTCAGAATTTGTTATCTGCAGAAAGAATACGGAAACAGGAGGACAAGCAACAGCCTGTTTAAGCGATGAAATAGACAGAATTAATGCTCAGATAAATTCACTAATGAATGTTATTGCTGATTCAAAAACATTACCTTCAGATGCGAAGGTCAATTATATTTCCCGAGTAAAAACCGACCTGCATCGCATAGATTATATTTGCGATGTTTTCGCTGTTGATGAAAATGGGGAAATAAACAAATCCCCACCAGCCGAAGCAATTGACTCTACGTATCTATGCAGACTAAATAGATTGAGCATATTAAAAGAGAGTGTCACTCAAGCAGTCAACGAATTATGAGTTAGACAGCCACCTGTTTTTGATAGCTAACACCATTGCGGAAAACCACATCAATGTTGTAGGTAGGGTTTTCCGCACCATCAACTTTAGTGATCGCAAGTGAAGAAAAATATCCCGCGAATTGCTGCTGCGTCATGTTGACGTAGTAGTCCGGGTAAATCTGCTGCACGATGGACTGTTGCGCCGGGATGCCGAACTGCGCATAAAACGGCGACTCGCCCAGACCAAGTTTTAAGGTCTGAATCAGCGTGGTTAACCAGACATACGACGAATCGCCGCTGTCGTCAGTCTCTACAGCTATCCATTGTTTTTTACCGTTCGCGTCGGTAACACGACCCCAAGTACGCATATCAGCCTCCAGGCGTTGGTGGTTCGGAAGGGATCGTTGCGCTACCTGGTTCCACGTTTACGACATTATGAGGGTGATTAATCAGGCTCACGTCGCCGGCAACAACATCGTTAGTAACATTCATCGGCCCGATAAACGTCGCGGTAGTTTCCCCCATTTCGCTGGCATCCTGAACAATTGGGCCGTTTAAATGAAGAACTCCCTTCAGATAAATATCTTTCCCTTCGAGATAAATGGCATCGGCTTTTTCGGTGATTTTTCCTGGCTCAACCGTGATACTGCTCGCCCCGTCCTCAGTTTTTAGGATCGCACCATCAGGCCCATAAAGAACGATTTTGTTCGCATCCTCTTCTGACCATCCAGAATTGGAAAGAGGGACAAAAAATAGCGGCACCAGCGACATCGAGAACGATCTGCTCGCCATCCCGGTACCGAGACCAGACACCCCACGTAGCGATACATCTGCTGCGACCGTCACCCCCCGATCGCCAACCTGAATCGGGTAGCGAATGTACGGAAATGTGGCAATTGGGATTTTAACCTCCGGGTATTGGGTACCATCTGGCAACATATCGAACTGAACGGTGATAATCTGCCCTTCCACTTTGACAACATGGCAAGGAAGCGATCGCCCCGCGACCGCATCCCGATCATCGTTTTCCGCTTTGACGACATCCATCAGCCCTTTTACAAAGGGAAATTTTTGGGAATCACTCATTTTGAATTTTTCGCCAGCGCGACGGCCTCGTAAATTGTGTTCCAGGCGTTATTCGAATCAGGGTTCAAATAGTCCCCAACGTGACGCACGGAAGTAATCAGAAATTGCCCGGTAAAGTTCACAGCGTTTCGGAGCATCGAAAAGGACCGTTCGCTGTTCACAGATAGCAGCGAGCCTGGCCCTGAGATGATGTCCTGCGGCAATGTAACCACATCACCGCAGCGAAGATCTGCCCGCATCGGGCACTTGAACGACACACTGACCAGGCCTATCCATGAAGGCTGCCCGACCAATTCCTGTGGCAGTATTGCAATACCATCGCCCGCCGCAGTGGTGTTATCGAAAACTCTGATGACGCGGTTCTGCATCACCATTTGTACGCCGGTATAGTCGTCAGTGTTGATTATCGAAAACGACTGGCTTCGAATGGCAGTTGCGAGCTGGCCCAAGCGGTTGTACACACCAACGCCATCCTCGGACAGCGCCAGCTTGTCACTGATGGCTATATCGATCGTAAATTCCGGGAACGCTGTGGTCAGTGCTCGCTGGAGAACAGAAGCCAGCGTTTCGCCTTTTTTACCGTCGAGTGTGATGCTCCTGGCTTGGCCCGCATCGTTCAGCACTGGACTCGGATTCACGACCAGGTTCATCGTCTGATGCGTACCAAGCCAGTTCGCGTATTTATTGTAAATCTGCCCGCTGATGATCATGCCCTGCTGGGCTGAGTTCGCCAGTGGCAAGCCATCGGAAAAACCTGCCATGACATTCACCTGACACCCACTAAGCTGTACGCTCTGGCTCAGCATCGTGATTGGTAGCCCGGAGATCACAATCAGCGTGCCGCTGTTCACCACGTCATAACCAGTGATTAGCGCATCAAATTCGATTTGCAGCCCACGTCCGGGAGTTTCGGATGTATCAAAAGGACCGATAGGATTACCAGCACTGTCCAGAGGCGTATTGCCGTCTTTGTCTGTTATCTCAATTCTGTAGTAGCGCATCAGGTTGCCTCGAACTGGCTGCTGCTGACGCGATATACCAGAGAACCCGGCGCACACGGCAGTGCCAGATTGATGTCGTAGCCATCGGGGGAGCCGACCATCGGGACATTTGTAATGATGTTCCCCTGCCCGTCGGTGAGTTTCAGGTAATAGCGGTTGGAGTAAAGATTGAATGGAACAGTCCCGAATACCTTCTGCCCCCCTACCGTGGCCTGAAAAGTGAACGGTGATTTCCCGTCTGGTTTAAATGGAATCGTCTTCATACTCCGAATCCCTGTACCAGAGTTTGCTCGATGCCAGACCACGACAAACCGCCTGGTGATGGCATACCGGATTCAAACTTACTCATCAGGTTACCGAGCGCCGCGTCGAGCTGCGAGATGGTCAGCAGCGGTTGATCGAACTCGAATTGCCAGGTGTGCTGGACCTGTTTGTTTTGCTCAGAGAACCCCGACACGTCAATTAATGTTCGCAGGAGGCATCCGGTATAGATAAATGCTGGCGTGAGGACGATGTAACTGCCCCCACTTTGGTTGTGCATGTCCAGAGCCAGCTTCATTGCCGTGAATGTCATACCTTTGGTGGCATATCCACCATCACTGGTGAACGCCGGGCGCATCATCTGCATGATCACCCGGTTTGGTTTGTTTACCACTGCATTTGCCGCCGTCGTGAGGTTATAGAAATTCAGGGTGCCAATATCCTGCTGAATGAGTGTGGAACCCGCCATTGGCGTGAACGCTGCCGTCTGGGTTTTACCAAGCTCCCCATGTAGCAGGCCGTTTGCAACACTCAATCCCTCGGTCAAAACGGCAATGGGCATGATGCCGCCCGGAATATCGGCGGCGATGCCGTCCACCAGAAGAACAGGAGAAACTTCAAAAGCCAGCTTGAACGCCTGGCCGAGATAGTTCAGGGACATTAAGTACCTCGCTTAAGACTTTGAAACCAGAGTAATCCCTTTCACCTGGGCCTGAATGTCCGAGCCTGGTTTCTGGTCTACCTGTAGGGTAATTGTGGCGCGATCATTTTTGCCACCCGACCCCAGAACGGTGCTTGCCGCCTCCAGCTGTCGCATAATGCCAGGGTGCTGGTCAGTAGCGCCTTTCACCTGAGGTAAGATTTTCAGCAGGTAATCCACGGTTTCTTTTTTGAGACTTAGATTCCCGTCACCGTCGATTTTCCCACCGTTATAGCTGGTGAGCATTTTGGCAACGTCGCCTTTGTAGCGCTTGTTCAGGTCATTCAAATAGTGCGCAGCTGCAGCTGTCGATTTATTAGGGTCAAAAACCTCATCACCCTGCATACCATAAGCTTTTGCTGTTTCTGGAATGAACTGAAATAGGCCAGCAGCGCCGCTGCTTTTGTTCACAGCAAGGGGGTTCCAGGAAGACTCTTTCTTGGCGATGGCCGGCATAAGACCATCAGGAAGATTTGCTGCCTTGTTCGCCGCTTCAACAAAGGTTTGCACGTTTGTCTTCAACGCTTCGGGCATCTGATAATTTTCATGAGCCTTATCTTGAGTAAAGATCCCGGTGTACTGATTTGTCATCGGGTTGGCACCAGGCAATCGACCATTGAGATATTTATTCCCGAATGAGACCAGACCCGTTTCCGCCCCATCAGCTCCGGTACCCGCCCCCTTCATATCGACATCGCCTGCGGTACCCGCTATCCACGATATCGCTTCGCCCACCACAGAAATGACCTGCTTTACGCAGTCGGCGAAAGTTTTCAGATCGTTCTGGAAGTCGTCACTGCCCAACCAGTTACCGAGTTTCTGGAGACCGTTCGCCAGCGTATCGAACAGCGCTTTGCCATTCCTACCGTTAATGAATCGGTCAATGCTGGCGGTAAGATTGTCAGATATTTGCCCAATCGGACCGGACAGCTTAGAGAGAGCCTTCAGGAACGAATTGCCGATCCGGTCTGCGTTGTAGGCAAACCGGGCCGACAAATCCTGATAATTCTGCTGCGTGCTCCCGCCCATGCTCTGGTCGAGCTGGTTCGATTGTGCCTGGTACTGCTTATTCAGCTCCGGCAGCCTGTCGCTATTCGCCAACAACTGATTAGCTGTAGCCACGTCAACGATGCCACCTAACCCCCGGCTGTTCAGCACAGTCTGCGAGACGCCAGTACCTTTGTACTGCTGCAACAGCCCGGCGACTCGCTCCATCAGCACTGGAAGATTATCCGCCGCGCCATTCTGCGGGTTAATGCCCAGACTCATCAATCCGGCGTACTGCGAACTCGTCGGATCATTTTGCGCCGCTGCAAGCGACTGCATGATACTGCTGGTCCCGGAGATTCGAGAACCATACACATTTTGCGCGGCCTGCATCTGGCCGGTGGTGACGTTCAACGCCTGAGAGGATTTGTACTGCTCGGTAGCGCGGTGGGCCATGTAGCCGTAACCAAACGGACCGGCCACGCTAATCGCCGCGAGTTTGGCACCCCATGAGACAGTGGTAGTGAATAATCCCTTCAGAGTGTTGGTGGTAGCGCCCAGAGTTTTGTTGATAAGGGTGAAGGTCTTAAGTGTGCCCTGAGATTCTTTGTTCAGATTTTTCAGGAATTTCTCGCCAGATTCCCCATCTGGTTTGTGTCCTGGTAGGCCCGGTTTATCTTCCGGTCGTGTCGCAGGCGGCGGCGCCGCAGGTGATGGAACAGGAAAGCCGCCGGGACCCACACCCAAAGCATTTTTGAACTTATCGGCGATCTCGTTGAGTTTCGTGATTTTTTCGTCACTAAAATCCAGCGTCAGCACCGGCAACTGGCTTTCTGACATCAGAAAATCCCTCGCGGTTGCTTGAATTTCAGCAGCTCACGCAACTGAGCCGCTGTTTTCAGTTCTATTCCGGTATCAAACCAGAGTTCAGAGAATCCGACTCCGGCGCAGTAGTCGAGGATGTCACTGATGACGTGTTCGCCGTCTCGCCAGAATTGTCTTTGGGCTTGGATGTCGGCAATGAAGCAATCCAGTCCATAAGCGTCAAGGACGTAATTACACTGCCCCACATCCCATTGACCTGCTCCATCATTGCCTTCACCTGTGGAGGCTTGTTTATCGACGATATGCATGTAAAAAAAACAAGTTCGCCGAGCGCTTCGTCAACATCGATAACGCCTCGCTCAATAGCCACGTCAAGCGGTACCGTGTCCCAGCCTTTCCCTTCTACTGGATAAACGACGTTCGACAGGCGGATAATTTCCGTGACCAGCGTATTTTTCACACCGTCGGTGCCGTCCCAAATTTTCATGTCTGAGCAGATCTTTTCGAGCATCAGATACGCGACGCGCGGCCCGGCCACCACCCCAAGACCTTCGGAGAAAATGGCAGAAAAAGTTTTACTGAGAATGAAAAAGTGTTGGCGGTAGAACTCCTTCGAGATCGGCGTTGCATGCAGGTAAGCAGCCCCCATCTCAGTGTCTACGGACAGAATCAGGTTCATGTTTCGTGCAATTTTCATCAAAGTTCCCACATTTCTGAGTTGATGTAGTAAGTGCCGGTAATGGTGATCGCCACGCCTGGCTCACCGCCAGCAAAGTTCATATCAGCCACGTTCGTGATTGCGGTGTTCAGTACCTCGAAATCGCCGAATACGCTGCTGTCGGAATAAACCTTCGCGTTACCGAGAGCAGTATTCAGCTCCCACTGTGTTTTGAACTGAGCACCGAGCGCCTGGCTGCGCAGTAAGTGGGCCTTAGCCTGCATGATCAAATACGGCTGAGGTGACTGAACCGCCCCGGTCATTGCCGGGAGAAAATCAGTCATATTGCCCTGAAAAATCAGCTCAACGCCCTGCTTAGCCAGATAGGACGCAGAGATGTTGAGTTCCGAATGGTCGGTAAATTTGATGCTGGCGCGGACGCGGTTAAGCACGCCAACCGGAATCATTGGATTTGGCACGGTTCAACTCCTTTTAGGAAATCTGCATGGTCACGTTGATGTTGAAGGTGATCGCGGTGAAACCGCGCATTGGCGTGTAAGTCGCAGACAGGCCAGCGTAACGACCAATTCCATAGTCGTTCGGGTTGTCTTTGGTATACTGCCTGAACGAAATCGCGTTCACTGGTGCCTGGCCGTTCACAAGTCCATAGGAAACGCCCGTATTGAACACGCCCTGAGCAACCATCTGGAGACGGTCAATACCATCCTGGTTGTAATACAGCGGGTTGATTGGGTTGTTGCTGCCATTGATGACGGCATTTGCCAGCATCATATCGACGTTGATTTGCACCCAATCGACGCTGTACCAGTACGTCATGTCCTGGCCGTCGCTGGTAACACCTTTAACCAGGATGGTGTTAGAAATCCCGCCCTCGGCCCCGGTGTCCACGTAGTTGATGTTCTGGGCCACCATCGTTTTAAGGATGTTGTCTTTCGATTTATTGGCGTTGACGGACTGCAGGAAGCGGAATGCCATCGGCGGCACTTTGTTTACTTCAGAGGGCGATGCAGAGACGAAATTCCACATTGCGGCCGCCGCCGCGTTGGTCGCCGGATAGCTGTCATCGGCCATCGCCACAATGGACTTGATGCTGCTGTACGGAGTCACGTAATTCGTGTCGTCCGGAGTGTCTTCCAGCACGAAGAAATATTGCTTCGCGTCATTCGCCGTATAGAGTTTTGCCAGCGTGATGAAATCGGTATCACCCTTCCACGCTTCCGGCACCAGATACGCATAGAAGCGCTTAAGCGGCATCTGCATGTACTCTTTTAGCGCTGCCACCTCATCACCTACAACATCGTCTTGATACCCCAGCTCCAGCAGGTAGGTGCCCACTGATTGCTTGCCCTGTCCGAAGAAGGTATCACTCGCGACAACCAGGTCCTCGCTTCCGCCGATGGAGAACTGGCCCAGCGTCGTCGGCGAACCGTCCAGCGTCGAGCTACTGTCACTCCATGTCAGCGTGCCGAGAATGCCCAGAGTCGCCGTAAACGTGCCATTCCAGGCAGATGGCGAACAGCCAGAGATTGTGATTTCAATTTCGCTTCCCGGATCGCGGTCAATCGTTTTTCCCTGTGGCAGGGTAAGCGTAAATTCGCAGTCGAAAGAGGACAGCTCGGCTGTCAGCGTGCCGATCGGGATTTTTACCAGGTCGTTGATATCCAAATCCTGAGTGAGCAATACCGGCTGCCCTGGCTCCTGCAACGTCGCGCCAAAGGACAATATTGCTGACATCTGCTGAAGATTGGACGGCGTGGCGCCAATCGTCTGCGAGACGTTAACAGTGACAATTTCGTAGCCCATTATTTAACCTCGTAGTTGAAAATGACTTCTTTGATAAGCTGCTGAGAGATGTCTCGGGTCGTGGCCTGGTAGTAGTTCACGTCAAAATCCACGATTTTCTTTTTCGCCAGCGCGTTGATTTCCACCTGGTTCGATTTGGCATCGCTGACGATCGGAACGTTGGTGATGCCGAACTCCTCATCTTCGAGCGCCTTAGCCACCACAAAATCGACGAAATCCAGCGCCTTTTGGTTGCTGAAGCCGTAGAGCGTGACGCGAACTGAATCCTGTGCGAACTGATAGCGCCGTCCATCACGGTTGATCGGTGCCAGCTGTAGCGACTGCGTGGAGCGAACGTCGGCAGCGATATACGGCGGTTTCAGGTTTGACGGCACCAGAAAGGATGGGTAGACCGTGGCGAACCGCCTCAGCGCCAGCCAGATGGGAGTGCTGTTTGAGATAATCTGCTCATCGCTGATATCGTCCGGGCTGTCGATAATCTGCGACCGCATAGTGGGAAGGATCGCCTGCCCCCGGTAATGGAAAATGCCAGACTGCGTATACCGACTTTCCATCCTGGAGAAAGCAAACTGTGTCCCCTCGTATTCCCCCAGGTAAATCCCGTTCGGATCTTCAACGTTAAAATCGTCAGCCTTTTCGATAGGCGTGAAGATGATGTTGTTAATGTCACGAGAAACGGTTTCTGACTGCTCAGAGACAACCTGGCGATGCAGGCTGCCCTTAATCGTCGCAACCAGAGGATTTGTGATCCCCATTCGTGCCAGCTCATCCGGCTCGATAATCGCCGCGTTAATCCAGTAAACGAAACCGTCCAGTGGTAGAACCTGACGCACATAAAGGCGAAAGGTGATTTCCTGACCAGATGAAATGGTTTCGACGGCAGATTGGAGAACGCTGGAAAGCTGGGTGCCGGTACTTTCGGCAATTTCATCAAGACTCGGCATCGTTACCTATCCATGCAACAAAGGAGGATTTGAACAGCCCCCCATCGATAAACGACGGTCGCCGTTCGCCGCGCTCAATCTTCAGGCGAGAATTTTTACCCTCCAGCGCGGCCAGTGTCGGCACGCCATCAACGGACAGCCCCGCCATTTCCTCACCTTCGAGAAATACGTTGAACGCTTTCATGGTTTCACCCAGCAGCTCGCCGCCCGGCATCGGTGCGCCGTACTGGATGTGGTTGATGAGAGCGTAGGCAAGCGCCTCACCCACTTCAGGGACGATCTCTTTTTGGTGCAGCTCCCAGAAGTGAGTGAACAGCTTGTAGCGCTCCTGCAGATCTTCAGCGACTTCGTAGGTGGTAGCCGGGTTGTCGCCGTAGTCGTATGGTATATCGATGACGCCCAGACAGACTTTCACGGTGTTAACCCCCAGACATTCCCCAGCTCCATCAGCACTGCGGCAGCGGCCCGGCCATATGGATCCTGCAACATCATCAGGTCGGCCAGAGAGAGATTGCTCAGCGCGTCGCTGATGGCCATCGAGCCAGAAGTGCCCTGATCTGCAGCTGAGTTAACCAGGCCGTATATCGGAGTATTCAGGTTCAGTTTCTTTCTCTGATCGGCAAAGAAGGTGCTGGGCGGCGTATCACTGGCAAAGCGCAGGAGCAATGAGCCACCGGCGTTGTATACGGTGTTCGTGTAGATAATGGGGAGGAACTGCAGCCCCATCCCCATCGGTACCAATTCCAGCGCCGACTTGTAGCAACACAGTAGCGTGGGATCGTCGTCGGAGATGGCGGTATCAGGCACGCCCATTACGCCACGAACGAAACGGACGTATCCGTCAAACGTCGGGCAAATGGTCATTATTTTTTCACCTGAACTTTTTTATCGATTTTCGCCGGGTTTGGCTGGTCCTGATCAATGGCTTCGCCTTTGATTTCCATCTGAATGCCGTCTGCCAGTGGTGATTCACCGCCCTGGATAATGGCGTTGTCCACAGCTGCATCGAGTGCTACTGCACTTGCCTCAAGGATTTGCTGAGATTGGTTGTCGAGGTTTTCGATTTTCTGCTCAAAGTTTTCGATGATTTCGGAAGAGCTGGCCTCTTTCTCAATCGAGTAGCAGATCCCAGAGAAGTTTTTATCCACCTGGTCTTTGGGCTGGAAACCATACGGTTCGTGCTGCCTGATGATATGAGCGATTACCTCAGGGGGTTGCTCGATGGGATGCTGCTTACCAGATGGGATAGTCACACCGAAGGACTGTAATTTTTCCGGAAGTTTGTAATTAAAGGTGTGGGCCTGACGAGAGCAGTTAATAACAAAAAGTTTCATGTTTTTTCCTCAAAAAAATGGGGAGCTAATGCTCCCCAAATCGACCAGACGTTTAAAACGAGGGTTTTACTGATATTTCGCGGACAGCAGAGTCACGCCTTCCGGGCGGAAGTTCCAGCCCGGAGTCGAACGCATGGTATACAGCGTGGTTAGGCCGCCATCTGGCATCGGAGACGGGATTTCAGTTGGAGCGGCAACATCGCAGAACATGACGTTCACCGCCTGCTGATTCGGCGTCAAAGTGGCGAAGATATTGGTATTAATATCCTGTCGTGCTTCCGGCACCACCAGTTCAGGGTTGGTCACTACGATCAAGTCAGTACCACCGGCACCTTTACCAATCAACGTATCGTCCTGGCAGAACAGCACATCATCACCGCTCGCGCTTTTCGCAATGGTTTTGATCATGCCACCGGTCGTATCAGTACCGGCACCTGGGCGCTGATAACTGGTCAACTCAACGACGCCCGTCCATTCCAGTGCCTTCATGAAGCGCTGAGGGCATAGAACAACCGTTGTCAACGGCTGTCCCAGCAGCATCATTTTTGTTTTCTGATCAGCAATCAGCCCCAGCATAAACTTAGCCATTTCACCCGCATCCCAGGTGGTGTAGGTGTCATTGCCCTGGCTGTCGCTTCCGAGGTTGAGCGTAGTTGCGCTCGGTGAATTGGTGATCCCTTCGTTGTTGGATGCCTTCACGCCGTAAAGCAGCATATTACGCATCTGCTGGGCATGGCCCTGACGGTTTGCAAGACGCAAGCCATCAGTCAGAGAGTAGCCCCAGCGGTTAGCCGCATCGGTATCCAGATAGCTGTACTGTGAGCGGGTGGAAATGCGATAGGTCATCATCTGATCGTAACCGCCAGTGATAGTAGCTGACGGCAGTTGTCCAGGGAGAGACTGGCCTACATGCGCCTGAGTCGTTGCACGAAGATATTTCTGGTAAACGACGAGGTCGCTTGAACCAATTTTCACCGTCGGCGCGGATCCTGGCAAAATGTCGAATGCGCCGGAGGCCATGCTGTATTGCATGATAATTTCCGGCAGCATCATCGATGGCGATACTGTGGTAATCGCAGGTGCGAATGCGCTCATTACTTACTCCTTAAATTAAGAACAGGCCACACGGCTTATCGGTGTTCCAGATCACGTTGCCGCTGGTCTCTTTTTCGACGGTCAGGTTGCCCAGCATGGAGACCATCAGCAGCTTGATGTTTACTTTCGGGTTCGCTGAAGTAGCGCTTGAGTAAACATCGATGACGTTATTTGTCAGATCCCACACGAAGCCATCAGCGCCCACCGCTTCATCACCGCTGTTAGCCAATGCTGCAACGGACTGACTTACAGGAAGAGGAATTCGGGCACCGGAACCAATACGGAAGTAGTGAACTGATCCACCGGCGAGATACAACGGCACCGGATTACCTGCCGTGGTGATACCGTGATAGGCCTGATTAACTACCGAGAACGCATTACAGACGGATGCTGTTGCGAGCTTAATGCGCGAGCCAGCGACATTTTCGTCAGGCTTGGCGATGCATTCCATAACACCTACGCCACCCCAGATCGGGGCTGTGAGCGCATCATCCAGAGAACCAGAACACAGCTGCAGGCGAATTGCAGGATCGTCCTGAGCATCACCTTGCGTCAGACCACGCGATTCGACATTGAACATGCCCGCGAAAGAACCCTGTGTTTTGAAAGGATCGAGATTAATTGCGGCCATTGTTCAGGCTCCCTTGAGTATTAAGTTTTGACATGACGCGCGGCTGAGTCTGGAACGCTGCCAGCCACACGCGCGGATCACCCTGATATTCGGTAATCATGCGACCAGCTTCATCACTGCGAACACGTTTGTTCAGGTGGCCCTGAGTGTTGTTCATTTCTTCCTCAATGGAGGAACGAGCCGCCCCGTAAATTGCTTCTTCCAGGACTGAGAGCGTCGCCGAGTCAGCAATGGCACGAATATCTACATCAGCATGTTTTGGCGCATGCTTCTGCATGGCGATCAGAACACGCTTACGATAATCCATAGATTTTTCGCCAGAGAATGGGGTTGGGGCTTTTTTGCCACATGCGGTGTAAGCGGAGTCAGCTTTTACCTGGGCTTCAGTCATAGCGGCATCAGCCTTTTTCTGTTCCTCCTCGTCGGCTTTGGCCTTTTCTTCGGCTTCAGCCTTCGCTTTTACTTCCGCTTCGGCATCAGCTTTGGCCTTCTCTTCATCGGCCTTTTTCTGCGCTTCTGCTTCATCGGCTTTACGCTGCTCTTCCTCAGCGGCATCGGCCTTTTTCTTTTCTTCTTCGTCGGCCTTAGCCTTTTCTTCGGCCTGTTTTTTGGCCTCATCATCGGCGTCAGCTCGCGCTTTATACCCCTGCTCCATAGAATCCATGCGAGCGGTCAACTTTTGAATGCCCTGATTTACTCCGCCTACAGCGTCACCAACCGCTTTGGCAACGATGCTCTGAAGAGCTTCGAGCTGTTTCTCGTCCATATCTATGTCACCTTTGTTAGAAACCTCGACCCCTGCGGGGATCTTATCTTTGTCCCACACTCCCAAAGAGCCGTGGTCCTCTGTTACCAGTGCGATGTGATCAAGCAGGAACGGCACACCTTCGATAAGGAAGTTGGTGTCGCCGTCCTGCATCTCCACACTGCCTGATGCGTTGTTGAACACGACCGCCGGGCTGGTGGATACCTTGCCCGTTGCGATTTGTTCGACGATGTCCCGGATGTAAATCCGACAAACCGCCCAGATTTCGTCGCCCCGGATATATGGCAACATCACGGAACCAACTATTCGCTCCGTAAATTCCTGCTCATTGAGGACGGCCTCACCGGGATGGTTTGCGATTACCGGCAGTCCATTGCAGCGCTGCAGAAACTCGTCGTTCAGGTAGAGCTTTGGGTCTCGCCAGACGTGTTCCTTCAGCCCCGTTCGGTAGGCCAGCCCGGTTCCCGTTATGCGCAGATTGACCAGCCACATATTTGAGAACTTCATCGGTGACGGAGCCGTGCCATCCCGTATGCGTTGCGCTAATTCAAACTCTGTTAAATTCACGTTTTCCCTTCTCCGTTAAAAATTCGATGGGCAGTTTTTGAGGCGCATAAATCGGGAATACCTGGCAGCTGCAATAAACTTCTTCGGCTGCTGCCGTGATTTCGTCGTAGAAACCGTTAACGGGTTTAATCAGCCCCTGCTCGACAGCCCATGAATCGCGCAGCAGGTAAATCAACGTGTCCCGGTCTTTATGATCAACGCGGTAGTCATAGCCGGGCCGCCGCCAGTTCGAATGCCACACAAAGGCAATTGCCCCGCTCTGCACAGAAAGCAGATATTTCACATTGCTGGTGAGCTTGTGACCCTGGTCTATTGCCACCCTGCGGCTGATGAAATCCAAATCAGATACCGATTTGCGCATAGCGGATTTCTGAGCGTTTTTGTTGATCTCACTGACTCCATCCGGCGGGATCGATGACACCCAGCCCTGGAATCGCTGAACCGTGCGTTCAATTGCCTGCTCACGGTTCAACTGGATGAGGTTGGCGCTTGAAAAAATGCGTTTATTGAGTTCTTCACGAAACTGTGGCTTCAGCTTATCGAGGGTGACTCGTGTCGGGCCTTCGGGGGGCTGGTCTTTCAGTGCACCACCATCGACGACGAGGCGGCTGTAAATGGCGGTGAGATGCTTACGAGCGACTTCCGGGCTGGGTGACTCTCTGGTGGCTGCAACACGCAGTTTGCGGGACCATTCGAGCAGTGATTTCTCAGAGTCCCAGCCTTTATTGACGTAATGGTTAATCGCTTCGGTCAGCACCTCATAGAGGCTTTTACTTTTCCTCTTTTTCACCGCCTGGCTCTTCTTCGCCATGAGGTTGCTCCGGAGGTGGTGGGATGAAGTTGGCCAGCGCTTCTAAATCGATGATGAGAGGGAAATCGCCATAGGTCTGGGTACCGTTAACGATCCCGGCCACCCAATCAGCAAGCGTTGCCCTGTTCTCTGGGTCCATAGTCGGAGACAACGCGGTATAGAGTGCCACAGCCTGCTGTATTACCTTGCTGTCTGCGTCGCGGCGCTTGTCCGGGGATTCATCGACCAGCTCCTGCCATTTGGCGCTAAACTCACGTTTCCACTTCTGAAACATGGTCTGGTAATCATCCAGAATGATGTCTGGATAGTCGTTTTTCAGCGCCTTGTAGAAGTCCTCACTCCACGCGATGTACATCACCAGCTTTTCGAAGAAATCCATCACCGGCTCGATTTTCTGCCGCACACCGTCGATGTACTGGCTAATGGCTTTCGAGTCTTCGCTACCCTCGCTCCATCCTTTCGAAAATGCTTCCTCTTTCAGAAGAATTGCCGGGACATCGCTGCCGGTGGCAATGTTCGAAATAATGTCGTCACGCGATGTAGTGAGCGCTTTATCGATGTTCTGAAGGTTCAGAGATTCGATATCATCTTCATGGCCAACGTTGATTACCCCGCTGTTCCGCGCCAGCTTTACCACTTCACGCTTAAATTTCGAAGCTGCGGCCATTATGCCGTTGGCGATCGAACCATTCTGTTTAATCTTCGCTACCAGGACACCAGCCTTCTGACTAACGAGATCGTCAGCCTGCATCGTCCCGACGAAAGATTTCATAGGGAAAAGGACGCGCTGGAAAACGCTACGGCCAGTGAAGCCAAAAGCCGAATTCTGATATTCGAGATAAATTGGCGTGCCGTTGAAAACTTTCAGCGTTCTTGACTTGTGCCAGTTTTTCCCGTTTATTTTCAGGGTTTTCTTCGGCTCCTGAAAAAATGGGCTGTTTGGGTTTTGATCCGTAACCATCGAACCTGACGCATTGAGCGGGTCCCAGACGTTTATGTAAACCTCATCCTCACGCAGGCCAAATGTTGGCAGTGGTGAACTGCAACCGGTACTAATGGTTCCCACGCCAATCGCCGCTGCGCCGTAACAGCGAGAAACAAAGAAGAAATTCTTTATTTTTTCGTTGATCCCCATCCGCTCCCACGTATCACGAAACTGCGTGATAACGCGCTCGTCCGGGTCAGTGTCTACGTTGTACTGGCGCGGCTTGCACATCGCCATTTCGATGGGCTTTTCTACCAGCTTGCCGCCCAGCGGGTGATACTGCCAAAGCAGCTTACACAGCTCATAGCCGACGTCTGTCCCCGGTTGAATTCCTTCATGGTCGAGAATTTTTGTCAGCTCGGAACTGATGTTGTTATTGAACTGAATTTCAGCCATCAGAATTCCCTGTTTACAGTGCTTCGTAGTTGCCGAACGCGATGATCAGGCCGTACGTGTAGCAATCGAAGAGGTCATCGGCGCGTTTGTGCGCTTTCGGGTCTGCCAGGTGGAAACCGGCGATTTGGCGGATGAGGTGATTTGCGGTCTTTTTCTTGAACTCAACAGTTTTGTCATAGGCGGGTTGAGCGATTTTCGCTTTCTCCTGCCAGTGATGACCGGACGCCAAAACTGCCCTTTCGTCTTTACCTTTCGCCGTCAGAGCCGATTTGATGGGCCTCATGTCCCAATCTTCGGTTTCGGCTTTCTGGTTGAGGATGGCGCCCATTGCGGCGTCTTCCATGAAAACACCCTGGCTGCCAAGACGAGGGCGGCAAATCTTCGCCAGCCGCTCGAGGTTGTCGTACACGCTCGGCATGTATTCCGGAAGCAGCGACGCCTTAATCTGAGTGATATCCCAGTCGATAATCGTCAGCCGTGGTTCGGAGTAGGTTTCCTCATAGGCGAAGTAAACGAACCCTGTGCCGTCGTTTTCGGTACCGCCTTTTAGCGCGGTATCAGCCACGGCAAAGATCATGTCGCAGGTATCTGGCATTGCTACAGGCTGGCCATCCACCAGCAGCTTGTTCACGTCCAGCAATGCGTCTTTCGACCAGTCGATAAATTCAGCCAAAAATTCCTGCTGCCACACTCGCGGATCCGTATTCTTTTCGATTTCCGCCAGCTCGTCGGCTGGTAAGTGAGGGTTGGTCGAAGTTGGCGCGTGGTGCTTATGGAAGCCGTGCGCGGGGTCGTTGCAAATGGCGTAGAAAAAGTTCTGGTCGTTAATGCCGTCTGGAGTGGAAAACACCCATGCTCGACCACGATAGTCCACCAGCGTGGGCTTGATAGCTCGGGGCCAGACTTCCTCAAGCATTTCCGGGGCTTTAGTAAATGCCGCCTCATCTATCAGGACGGCGTGGTATTTACGGCCACGGCCTGCGAGTTTGTTATCGTCAGTAACCCAGAAATCAATTTTCCCGCCGTTTTTCAGGAGGATTCGCTTTTCACTTCGTGACTGCGTTTTGATCAGCGGCCCGAGATAGGCGATCAGCTCATCAAATATTTCCTGATACTGGCGGTACTGCGCGGTAAAGATGCCTACGCGCCCCGCTATCGCTTTTTGAGTACCGGGGATAAGAAATTTATTGGTGGCGTAGCTTATGGCCACATCCACCAACATGACCGTTTTACCCCAGCGACGACCACAGCACACAGCGTTGTATCGGTACTGACCTCCCTCGGTCCAGACGTGCAACTGCCCCGGGTGTAGTTCCGGAAGAAAAATATCCATCACATCCCCGTCGGTATTTATTCGCAGCCAGGAGGTTTAAGCGAATTGTGAATAATGATCTGCTCATTGCCGTTGCCACCATTACGGAGGTTTTCGATTTCGGCTTTGATTTTTTCATTGCTCAGACGAGCACGTTCGATTTCCAGTAACCGAAGTTCTCTGTCCTGCTCGCTGGAGGCCAGATTGTGGAAAGCAGCGAGGTTTTTCAGTGCAGCATCCTGATCCCGCGTCATTACCTCTATGCCGAATTTTGTTTTCTTCACGCCGGCGATTAACCGACGGGCTGGCCCTACGAGGTCGCGCGTGTCAGTCAGGAAAACATCTTCGATGCCTTCACCTGCGCAACGTGGACACTCAGGGTTGGGGTCGTCGTTCGGCATAAACCCGAGGCCACCATATTCAGGTGCTGGCTTACCGTCCGTTGATGCTTTTTCTGCGGCCTTATCAAACTCGTCAATATCTCGCCACTGATAGAGAAAATTCTCCCCCCAGCAATAGCGACAACATAAGCGGCGCATTTGAGAAACTTCGCCAGGATCGGCAATCGCTATTTCATGCCAGTGCCTGAGAATGTCCTGGGCGTTCAATATTGCTTGCCCAGCTAATTGCTCAATACCCTGATTGATGGCTTTTGCTATCGACGGCTTGCGGTAAAGTATCCTCGCGTTTCGAGGTCCTCCCGTATAACCAGCCTTGCTATATGCCTCGTACTTATCGCGGCACTCGAGGAAGAAGGAAACAAAGAGTTTTTCCTTCTCGGTTAAATCTGCGCAAAAAGGGGATCTTTTCGGATCTGTGTTTGCGCAGTCCTGAGCAGATTTATCTTTTACCTTCCCCTGTGCTCTCGGGGCTTTTGCCGGATTCTGCGCATCTTTTTGCGCAGTTTTTTTTTGCGCATTATTCTGCGCAGGCTTTTTTATGTAGCGGCGAGCACTGTCGTAATTCAGCCCCTGTCGCTCACACCATTCTTTCGGAGAGATTCCCGTACTGGCGTAAGCAGCAGCAAACTGAGATTGCAGCTCCTTCCAGTCGGGTTTGCTCATCAATCACTGTCCTTACTGCGCGAAAGTCTCATCAGCTCGTTATAGGCGTACACATCACCGTTACGGGCACGCTTGTACAATGCCCCACGTAGTTCAGCTTCACCTTTAGCGGTACCAATTCGAATGGCTTCACGAAATAGCGTTAGCGTCTTCCTGTCTTGCCTCAGTTCGTCCATGTCGATATTGAGTACGTCTGCTATCTGCTGCTCTGTCAGACGACGAGCGGCCAGCGCCTCTACCTTTTCACGAGCGAACATAAGCACCTCTACGATTTGATATGCAGTACCATTCCGTAGTCATTTGTGCCGGCAGGCAGTTCTAAATCCTCTCTCAGGCGAAGACGCAGTTTTTTGAACCCACGATAGTCCACGTAATGATGAACACGACCGAAGCGGTGCGTCATACGGGAAATATCTGGGTGCATCTCAACCTGCATTTTGCTTTTGTTGTAAGTTCCCTCTTTCGCGTAAAACTCAGCAGTGTTTCCACCTTTTGTTTTTTGCGTCTGGATTTTTTGCTGCAGGAACGCATTGAACTGGACCGTACACCAGCCCGCTTTCAGCATTCTCAGCGATAAATCCGTATCCTCGTTGTAACGGCCTCGCCACCGAAACGGGAGGTCATTACGGATGAGGTTGCAAGAGTAAATCCGGGTGTTAGTGACAAACGGAGGAAGCTTGTCCCTTTCGGGGGCAAACATGGCGTAATTAGGCCCCGCCATTCCCACGTTCTGATAACGCTGCACAAAATCTTCCATGCAGAGGAATATGGTCCCGTCACCCACGCGGATCCGCTTGTTTTTATGTAGGCGGAAAAAATGCCGTATGTTGTCATCCATAACCCAGTGCCAATCGAATCCGTTGGCGATTGAGTGATCCCATGCGAAATTACGCGCAGCTCCCGGCCCAACACTTTTTGTCAGCCCCAGATCATCAAAGGTGTCATAGTCGCGCTGGTATTGTTTATCGAGCACCAGAATCTTTTTCGCATCAATGACTGCGGCGTACAGGTCATATTCTGTTTCCTCGATCACGATGTGATATGGGACTCCGATATGTTCCAGCGCTTTGGCCGTCATGCGAGTATCAGCCCGGCCCTTGCTGACGATATAAATCGGGTAATTAGGATTCATCGCTGATGTATGCCTTATTCACCGTGGATTCCCGTTTATGTTCCGGGTACCAGATATATTTCGTTTTCGCCGTTATCTGCTGCTGCACGAGCTGGGCGAACAGCGCAACGTCAGCATCAGTCTCGAAATGCACGATAAGCTGGCGAACGCCGTTGGTATTCCCCTGGTCGAATGCAGGCATTCCAACCCAATGGTCTGTTGGGTCGTCAGGCTCAACGCCCAAAATATTCCCTACCTCCAGATCACTGAATCCCAGCAGACCAATATCAAAATCAATACCCTGTAGCGCCTCAATCTCCACTTTAAGGAGTTCGCCATTCCAGCCGGCATTGAGGGGCAGTCGGTTATCCGCTATCCGGTACGCTGTCTTTTGCGCATCGTTAAGGCCCGACAAAGTGATAGTTGGTATTGAGGTAACACCCATTTGCTCTGCGGCCAACACACGGCCATGTCCTGCAATTATTTCACCGTTATCATCAATCAATATCGGGTTCGTCCAGCCAAACTCCTCGATGCTCGCCACAAGCTGCAACAGTTGCCGATCGTCATGCGTTCGGGCGTTACTAGCGTATGGGGTTAAATCCTTTAACGGGCGATAGACGATTTTAAGTTTCTCAGTCATATCTCCGCTCTCTGATAAAAAAGCAGCGATGATCAATGCGCAGGGTGCGCGGCGGGTATCACTACTGCTTTAACAATCACTATCGGGCGCCATCGTAATGACCCCCTGTAGTGGCTGCTGTTAAAAACCAGCGATTAATTAAATACAAACTTCTCAGATAGTATCAATTTGCAAATATATTGCAGAGTTACGGAGGAATCATTACCACGCACATAGGCATTGTGCTGAGCCAACAGCTCTCTACAATTTTTAACCAGATTAGGCTTGTGATTGAGAATATCCTCACATATCAACAATGCGTTTTTGACTGCGTTTATCTCCCCTCTCAGGCTTCTTATTTCAGGTGCCCGATCAATTCTTAATTGCGAAGTGCTGAGATGGATTGGCATTTGAGAAAGAGAATTCGAATAATCAGCAACAGCCATTTTTAAAGCCATCTTCGCTTTTAGCTTATCCTGATTCTTCCATCGCAACATCGCCCAGATAGCAACACAAACAGCAACCATAGAGAAAACGGCAGATATAGCGGCCCACTTATTTGCCCAACTTGCTTGAGCGATGTCATGCCACATGAAAACCTCCTTGAAATAAGGAGGTTATTCTACCCTGGCAAACGCATAACTGCCGATACCCTCGCGCCCGAGCTGCGTCTCAAAGTCGTTGCTCTCCATCAGTGCGAAGCCCTGCTCTGCGAACCAGCTGACCAGGCCGTCGTGGGTCCAGTACCAGATATGTTCGTCCCGGCGGAAATGACGGGAACGGATGACGTGCTCAGCACCGGAGAAGATCGGCACCGATACGAACACCCATTTCTCCGCCCGCGCTACGGCAACGTCCGGGCGGTCGATATGCTCCAGGCTGTCCCAGAACGACAGAGCCGTGTAACGATCCCGGTAGAGACTCGCCCATAGCCCACGCTTTTTTAACCATTCCACACCTGCAGGGTTTACGTCGAATCCCTTCGTGTCTGGCCGGGCCGTGACAAATTGCCCTGCGCCGATCCCTACATCCAGAACCTGCCCTGTATAATGCCGGGCCACCAGCTGTATTCTCGCCGTTGTCAGCTCCCGCCCTAGATCTGTGTCGGCCAGCTGCTGGTACCGGCAGAAGTAATCTTCATCATACGGGCGATTTTTCGGTACCGGGTACCGGCCCATACCGAGTTCGGGCAACCAGACCAGGCCGCGATTAATTTCCTGTGAAAATCTCTTCATGCTGCGTTCCGCCTGCGAGCCTGCTGGTAAATAGTTGTGATGAATCCCTCCACCTTGCCGGGAAGCCCACTGATGCGCTTATCGCAGTCGTGGATCATTTCCTGGCATTTGCAGTAGCGGTCCGGGTAGATAAAGAGCGCGGTGGAAAGGTCCATGCAGCGCGGGTCCGTCACCTTCAGGTGATGGTTGTTGCCACCATTGCCACCAGCGAGGCAAATCATCGGACGCTGATACGCCAGCGCAGCGTGCATGATGACGCATGGCCCGGTCAGCACGATGTCGGCGCGTTCTACCAGCGCCAGCATCTCCCAGATACTCAGTTCGCCGTGATGGAATTTCTGATGAGCAAACGGCTCACCGTCGGGAATCCACTCTTTCCCCTCGTCCACATCAGCGATGCTGATGACGTGGAAGCCGCAAATTGCCAGGCGACGCGCAATGTCATCGATGTACTGATTCAACGGGCCACGGCTGGCGTTATGCCATTCCGAACGTTCCGTTGTAGGTCTAATCACGGCCACCGGCTTACCTGCGGGAATGCGGAGACCAGCAGCTGTGTAGCTGGGCAAATCCATCGGCGCTGGCGTCGTACCAAACTGCTGTTGCATCGCGTCGAAAATGCCGCCTTGCTGCAGGTGTCCATTTCCGTAGAAAACGCGATTGCGGGGAATGCCCGGCGGTTCGCACTCAAACAGCGCAGTGGAAGACTGCTCGCTTTTCTTCTGCGTGCGCAGCGGCGAGTTGGCATGAACAAAATGAAGGTTTGGGATACCGGCATAAATTTCAGGAAGCGGCGTTTTCAGCCAAATTTCGTGTCCTTTTTGCGCCAGCGCTTTGATGAAACAGCGCTGGTTGATGTTGTCGCCGATGCCGTGCATCCCGTCAAAATAGAGTTTTTCAGGCATTAAGAGCCGCCTCAAGTGATAAGCGAGTGAAGCAGGTCAGCGCGGTTTCGCGCGACGTGTTGATGATTTCCACGCCCGGTAGGAGGCCAGCCAGGGTGGAGAAGTCGGTGTGCCAGCGCCCTACTTCGCGCGGTACCGGATTGTGCATGGTGCCCGGATGTCTGCCGTGCCAGTGAGCACCGTTCGCCAGGGTGCAGTCGTAACCCAGCAGGATCACTCTCTCAGCGCCGAGGTGCGCGGCGAGCTGAATGGCACGCTGGCCGGAATTGAACGGGCCGCCTTCCGCAGGGCTAAATAGCTTCACACCGTACCTGATGTTTGCCCGTTTGCTTTGGGTCCAGAGTTCGGCTGCGGTCTCCAGCGATTCGTGATAGTGAACCCACCAGGCATAATCGGCCGCGTAGATATGTTGGCAGTCTGGCACTGCCCTCCAGCTCGAATTAACCGCGACTACCGGATAACCGGAGCCAGAGACCAGTGCGCAGTCGTTCGCCGTCAACGATGGGCCGCTGGCGACACAGATATAGGTTTGAGTCATATCTTGGACATAAAAAAACCGCCCGGAGGCGGTATGATGATGAATGGGTCGCTTAGCTAGAGGCGTTACCTAAAATATGCCCCTCGGTCTCTTCAATTTTCACTCTAAGCAAGGCGTTATTAAACGCCCCCATGTGCCCATTACCTTGTTGGATTTTTACATCCTCAAGATGCAGAAAATTATTGGGATAATCAAAATCAGGGTCTTTGCTGGTGTAGCCTGTAGCCCCCTTATTTTCGTAATATTGGGCAAGCGCTTCGCCTGCTGGACCGGCAGCTTTCATTTTTTCAGCGGTAAGTCCGTAATATTTTTTTCCTGAGATAAGCTGGCCTGAGATGATGTTACCTTGTGTCAGGATCGTAATACCCATACCAAGATCAAAGCGATTCACCATGGTATTTAGAAACATCAAATCCTCGTCTTTTACCTTAAACGCTACAACCTGATTCAGTTCTTCTTGGTCACTCATGGGGTCTCCTTTTAAAGTAAGCCATCAGGATACCCTTCTGAAAGTTAAGTGAATAGTGATATCACTCACGCTTCGTCACTTTGTCATATGCTCGTTCGCAGGTTTGTCCTGCGACATAACGCTCATCAGCCTCTTTTGCGAACTCTCCCGCCAGGCTGTCAGCTTCGCCAAGCAGCTGGGCGAGCAGGCTGGCGACCTCGGCTTTTGCCGCGCTTGCGGCGGCAATTGCGGAAAGTCGGCCTGTTTCGCTTCCAGCGAGTTTCCGCTGTAAGACTGTGAGCTGTTTCCGCAGCCCGTCAGCAGCAAGATCAGCAGCGTCAGCATCAGCCTGCACATTTGCCAGCTCATCGGCTGCCCTTTTCTGTTCATCGTCAACCGCCCTCTGTCTGCGCTGTTCTTCCGCACGCTCGGCGACCTCGCTGTGCAACGTGCCGGTTGAGTCAGCCAGATCACGCTGTAACCACAGAAGGTTCCAGGCGGAATCCGCCGACTTATATCCCGCGTCGTATGCTCGCCATAACAAAAAAGCCACCAGCAATGTGATCGCCAGTGGCTTCCAGTATTTCCAGAGAATGGACATATCACGCTTCGCTTTCTGATCGGCTCCCGCTGAGCATTGGTAATGGCTGTTGCGCGTCGGGAACGCCAGTAGGCCAGCGATACCCGGTTACGCGCGAGCGGGAAAAAGCACGAATATTTACCGCATCGCTTTGATTGCCGCCCAGCACCATCAGGTCGCCGTTAGCCACTTTACCAACGACAAATCCGACATGGCCACCACCTTCGCGAGTGAAGACAACCACGCAACCTAAAACAGGTTCTTCCAGTTTAGTGCCCCACTTCAAATACGAGCTGGCTGATTCGAAGCGACTCGACACAATACCGGATCGTTCCAGGACGCCACCGACGTACGCAGCACACCAAGGCGTTTCATCGTCTTTAATTCCACCGCGCTTAATATCCTTCCAAAATTGGAGAATTAAGGGATTATGCTGCGGCCCCTTAATTTCCTTTTCACCGATATATTTTCGACCTTCGGCCAACCAAGCGGGTTCGCTCATGTGATTCACCTTACTTTTAATTGTTGGTGTCATTGCGCGGATCGCCAGTGGCAGACGCTGCGCCCTTAAAAACTCGCATTACATTGCCTCGCGCAGAGACCACGAAAATGCATAGCATTACGTTGATCACCGTTTCAGCAGGGTTTGCAGTGGTGTACTGGCCAGTCAATATCAGGATCGTGACCGACCCACAGGCGATGATCAGTACCAACGCCAGTAGACCTCCGATAAATTTGTGTTTTGCCCCCTTGCGCTGGAAGGTTCCAAGTGCGGTAGCACTGACAGCGCAGGCAACGGCGTTTACGATAAGAAGAAATTCATTTAGCGTTACCATCTCCACCCCCACCGGAAAAACTGGACAGGATTCGGCTTGCTATGGTCTGCAGGTTGATTTTTCTCAACGAGATAAGAATGCACACACCTACCGCTGCCGCGACAGTGGCGCCCAACCAGTTGCCGATCGAAATACCCACGGGCAAATATTTGCCCAGCAGCACATTCAGGATCGCTGTTGCAAAATCAGCACCGAGGATGCCAATCAAAAGCGAGGCAACAAAATACCCCACCTGTGCAAAACGGCTTAATTCCTGTGATGACAGAACGTAGACCACTGCCCCGGCAAATGCTCCGACGTAGACCCCTGCTGGTGTGTTAGCGAATAAACTCGCAAATGTGACGCTGGTTAGAGTTACCGTTGTAGCGGTGACAGCAGAAACGGGTTCGCCCACCATAGCCCCCTAATTTGAACGCTCGCAGTGCGAGCATGAGTGATAAAAAATCCCCGAACATCCAGGAGCGGCGACGGGGAAAGGCGTTGCACTAAAACGGACCTGTCAGCGGCCTTAATAATGCGCCCCGCAGGACGCACGATAAGGACACGAATTGGTGGCCCTGTTGCTGGTGGCTACGGATGAGGGGCCGTAACGCCAGCAACCTGCCCGGATTGGGTTATGAACCCGTCAGACAGTGGGCCGAATAAGAAAGGAATTGGTTCGCACAGGCAAAAAAAAGCCCCGGCAAATGCCGAGGCTGAGTGTTATGTTTGAATTAGCGCTCAAGAACAGTTATCGCGGCTTCCATCGCCTTACGCATGTATTCAGTATGACCGTGATCACCAGACAAAGCTGTTCTGAGTGCATTGGCAATATTGTATTTCTTCGTTTCTATGTCTGTATCACAAAGAATAAACACCGCATCGCCGACTATCCGACACATCTCGTTATAGAGAGCATCCGCTTCATCTTCGTTCATGAATTCACCTGAGTTAGATAATTTTGGTGATACTACCCTCAGAAGCTGGCGAGAACATAGATCCAAAGCAAAAAACCGCCGAAGCGAAGTCTGTTAAATGCAGGAGCATCTCATCCAATAAACCACCCAAGGTTAAATGGACTTTGACGAAACGCTTTTGGATGAGCGCTGAACTCAAAGGTGAGTATTTTCACACAGTAATTTTGCAAAACGCAGCGGTTATACAAAACTGAGGCGCTTTTCAGTCACTCCGGGGAACCCATCATCGCAGACTAATAAGCTTAAACTGGAGCGGTCAGCGGGAATCGAACCCGCATCATCAGCTTGGAAGGCTGAGGTAATAGCCATTATACGATGACCGCAATTGGTGCCGACTACCGGAATCGAACTGGTGACCTACTGATTACAAGTCAGTTGCTCTACCTACTGAGCTAAGTCGGCATTGGTCCGCCACCGGAGCCTCGAACCCCGTACTACAACACTGAGGTTGTCGCTCTTCCTGATGAGCTAGTGGCGGTTTGGTGGCCCTTGCTGGACTTGAACCAGCGACCGAGCGATTATGAGTCGCGCGCTCTAACCAGCTGAGCTAAAGGGCCGAAGGTGCGGAATGATACATAAGTCAAACTAACCATGCAAATACAATGGTTTTTCACCCGTCACCAGACATAAAAAAACCCGCTCTATGGCGGGTTCCTATAATTCCGGCAACATATCAGAATTGCGCTAAATATGGCTTATTTCGTTGCATTTTGCAATAGCGCTCATTCAACCTCTTCCGGGAACACTTCGCTATGATGATCGAGTGTGTGCTGTAAAGCCCCTGTATCCAGCTCGTCAAACGCTCTTTTGAAGTGCGCCCAATGAGGCGCGTAGACGCGAAGCCATGTTGAACGATTTACGCTTATTAACCGGGCCAGCGCCGCCCCAGCGTACTCTTTGTATGTGTCATTACAACGAGTCGCAGCAACATCCTGCGCAGCAAGCCAGATCAGGGAAATAATTCGCTTTTTGGTTTTGTTCAGCAGGCCGGCAGGCAGGTATTTTTGATGGCCTTTCCAGATCACCTCACAAATTTGCGTCTGGTACCGGAATGTCAGATCGTAGCCGTAGCAGTATTTCAGCCAGGCCTGTTCATACTCTGGCAGGAAATTAACCGCGCGGCGCCACGGTGCGCCGGCAAACTCAAAGTCGTTGATCGGCGGCATCGGCCTGCGCCGGCTCCGAGTTTCCAGCACATACAGAGAACTATTCTCAGCCTTAACACATCGGACACCGCCCCGGCCATTGTCCAGCTCTACCATATGCACCTGTTTGCGCGGATTGCGCTCTTTATCTGCTGGTGGATGTTCGGCAAACGCCTGAAGCTGCCCTTTTGTTTTTCCTGAGGTATCAATCAGGGCGCGACTGAGTTCAATACGAGCATACTCGAGTAGTTGTGGCGTCATTTATCGATCCTCTCATTCTGCCAAAGAGGTAACGGCTGCTTATTCCCGGCCCGGCGGATCCGTGATTTGGCGTTGCGTTCTATCTGGATGAGTTTTTCGATGTTCTGGCGCCGCTGTCGTTCCTCCTGGCGAAGATAGGTGACGGTGTCTGCCAGTTGTACTTCTCGCCTTGCCATCGAGAGCAGGTAGTCAAACGGATCCAGAACCGAATCACAGCGTCGGCAGCGAATCTGGCGTTCAGCCTCATTTACCCAAACGCCGGGGTGAAAACAGCGAACCTTTTCACCCTCAGGTAAAAATTGCAGATCGCTTTTATCAGCCCCTTCTTTCACCGGGAATGCCACAACATTCAGCAGTTCGTTTTCTGTTTCAGTGCTCATAACTTGCCTTCACTTCTGAGAATGGATTGCGTACGGAAAACAGCTTCGGCGTGAAACAAGCGAAGCTCATCGCGGGAATATGGTGTTTTTATGCGGCCATCGACGGCGGAGTGACAGGCATCACAGCCCCATGCTCCCTGAGCATCGTCGGGTTTGCATCCCGTCCCACAGGTACCCGCGAGCCTGTAGTGCGCCAGAACCGTAGTCTCTGGGTTGAAATTGCAGATGCCGGGGATCCTCATCTGGCAGTCACGGCCACGCGCTTCTTTGCGGAGATTGGCTGATCTGCTCATGCAGCCACCCCGACTAATTTCATCGCGGCTCGCTGAATTTGAGCCAGGATCATGCGGCCTGTGGTTTCAAGTTCTTCGCGGCTGATGTAGCTCGTCGCCGGGCCAGTCCATGTTTTATCGAATATCGCAATCGCCATACCGAAACCGGCAGAGGATTCAGACGGTTCACCTTCTGCCGGAATGTACCAGTCAGGAAGGTCAAAACTGATGCGACCACGGACGAAAGCTATGTGATCAGCATTCTCCGGCCACCAGCTTTCGCTTGTTGCTGACTTAATGAAAAACACATACCTCCCGCCCAGTTCCCGCATCGTGGCGGCGTGCTGCATGATCGGTACCATCCCTGTGATGTACTCACTTTCAAATTGTTGAGCACGGCTGTATGGCGGGTTAGCGTACGCGGCACCTCCGAGGACTCTGAGGCGAGCGGACCAGTCCTGCGCCAGCGCATTATCTTCGGCGGTGTAGTAGTTATCACATTTGGTGTTGTGGTCGTCAGCAAACAGGTCAAGTGAAAACGGGCCAAATTTGGCGTTTATTCCCCACCAAATCGCATCTGGTGTACGCCACTGATCGCCGACTTCTTTCAATTTGTGAGACTGACGGTTACGCAGCGCTTCGAGTGATTTGCAATATGGATTCAGGTTCACGCGGCATACTCCAATAACTGAGCAGCAACGTTTTCGACTTCGGCTGGCGATGAGAATTTACGGAACAGGATCCAGTTCCAGAGCACATTCAGCGTTGATTTATAGAATTGCTGGAATTCAATTTCGTCCATTTTGGCAAAGGAAATCGACTTCGCCCGGCGGTTGCGGCTGCCATCAGGATAAATGTGCTCAGTGTAATACCCAGCCTGAATGGTCACCCATTCGCGGTATGCTTCGAAGGATTTAAGCAAGGCAATATCACGCGTCCGCGTGTGTGCTGCATCGGCGAGGTATTGTTCTGCGGCATCGGAAAGCGCAACACTATGCTGCTGGCCCACCTGCCGGCAGAGAAAATCGACGAAGCCGTTAACCAGCTTTTGCTCTTCAGGAAGAATAGCGCCGCCGGTGGGTGTCCAGTAATCAAAGCCAAGCTGAAGGAGTTTGAAAAAGCGTTTGTGAAACTGGTAGTTGCGGACACGCTTAAAGTCGGCGTGAATCCACTCACCGATTTTGATACGTTGCAAAAATTCGCTGGCCTCGGTCGTTGCCGGGGTCAGGGTTTCGGGGCCAATTTTTTGAAGTTGAATCTGTGCCATCGGTTTTCTCCGGTGACACAGTGGTTTCTCAGCAGGTTGTTCAGACCTGTGTATAGATTATAGTGGATTGTCGGCTGCATCAACAGCCGATAATCCTGCTGTTTTCCGCGCATCTGCCAGCTGCTGCACACTCGTTACAAATTCATCAGGACGCAGCACAAAGCCATATACAACATCGCCGTATTCGTTCCTGTAAAGCACAACGGGTCTTGTGCTGCTGTTCAGGCCACGAATTAAGTGGTCAGGTATGATCATCACTCTCTCCAGCATGTTCTTGGGGATCCATTACTTTCCTTCGCGCGTCCCGATAGTTAAGCCGATACCACTGCTTATCTCAATCAAGCAACCGGGGCGATTTGAGATAAGGAGCATCACAATACTGTATATAACTACAGTGATTTTCTCCAGTGCTTATCGATTTATTTTTGATCAACTCGATGAAAATCAATTGGTTGTTTGTTTTTCGAGCAATACATGGGAAATACAGTAAAAACCAGATCAGGGTGGTGTGCATAGCGGAGAGAATGGAATGGGTGCCTGGGAACGCCTCGGGATCACACGCTGGTGGCGGGGATTGCTCCCCGCCGGTTGCCCTTACTGGTTGGACTCACAAGCCATTACTGCCGCAACCTCCCTGCTACCGTCCCGTATTCGCAGTTCGTAAAGCGAATGGCGGGTCAACAGTGTGAATGCCAGTATCGTCAGGCAGACGATAAGCAGGCACCAGATAACAGAATTTTGTGGCTTCATGGCTGCTTCTCCTTGACCTTGCGGTCTGTAAGAGGCTAACCTTGTACGTGCGAGCATACGAGGGGCCTCGGGTTGATTTATCAGCTCGGGGCTTTTCTCTTTCTGCTTCGTGTATGCCTAAAACAGAAAGTCTCAAGCACCCGGCGCAATCATACCCTGGCATACTCTCAACGCAACCGTTACTGTTCATCATTTCGCTGAATCTCAAAGAGTTTCACCTCCAGCTTTGAAAGATTAAACAACGTCGGTTTGATTTCGTCCGGGGCAGCGTTATAACCCCGGCGGCTCAGGTGGACATGTTCAGCTTTGGTGATCATTACCAAATTACCAGGTTCGACATTCTGTTTATCTCCATCCAGAAAACGAATTACCATCCCTGGCGGGATCGGGCCATTATGTTTCTCCCAGGTACGGCGATGAATAAATTCCCACTCGTTGGGATCTGCAACTTTTACCCGAAGATAACCATCACCATCCGTGATTTCAGTTCCCACCGGTACGTAGTTAGCCGGGCGGTTGCCCTTTTTGAAAGATGTGGCGTTAGGCGTTTTAGCGCCAGAGCCAGGAACTCGGGCCTGACCTTTTTTGAAACGGCCATCACGCCCGGTTAGCCAGCCTTTGCGCTTACGGAGAGAAGTCAGTTGGCCGGCAGTCAGCGCGGTACCGAAACGCTCATTGAACCTGTCTGCCAGCTCCTGCCGCTCGAGAGCTGCGTGCCACTTTACCCAGTTCAGTTCGATTTCGCTGTACTTATGCGCCATGTGATTTACCCACTCTCAGCACGTCAGGGGTATCGCTCGTCTTCAGGCCTCGGCGGGACTCTTCCGCATCAAGCACCAGACGCGCATTGCTGATGATCTGCGTCGATATACCGGTGACAGCCTTAGCCCGGCTAATCTCTTCCTGCAGCTCGTCCCCCTTCAGGGATTCATCACTCAGGCGTTCCATTTGTGCAAACAGATGATTGTTCAGATCAGATAAAGAATTTTTCACATAAACCTCTTGTCTTGATTATTTTACCAGGCGCAGGTGAGTCACTTTGTTGCGGTAACTCTCCCACGCAAAATTTACCCACATGCCGTTATCCATCTTCAGGCGATCAACTACCCGTTCGCCCAGCGTGGCGGCCAGTTCTTCAAAGTTCAGATTGGTCAGTACACCAACCGGCCGCATCGATGCCAGGCGGCGATCGATAATCTGGTTGATGATTATTTTTTCGTGCTTCGAATCCTTCTGGATCCCGACTTCATCCAGCACCAGCAGGTCAACACGCGCCAGTTCGTCGAGTAACGAAGCCTCCGACTGGCCGCCGTCGTAACAGGCGCGAACCCTTAGCATCAGGTCAGCAACGGTGACGATGAGCACGGTGTGGTCTTTCGCCAGCAGGAAATTCCCTATCGCGGCAGCAAGGTGATTTTTACCGGTGCCGGGGCTGCCGCTGAACACGAAGCTGGTAAAGCCGTTGCCGAAGTTCATGGCATAGCTCTTCGCCAGGCTTAGCGCATGGCGCTGGCCATCGCCCTTCACCTCGTAATTTTTGAACGTACAGTTTCGGTGGAGGTTCTGGATCCCGGAGCGTCCGAGAATTTTTTCCGCCCGGACTTTCTGGTTTAGCCTGTCCACTTCCGCAGCTCGTTTGCGACCTTCTTCGGCTTGCCAGTTGCGCCATTCGTCCACGCTGGCAAACTTGGGTTGAACACCTGCCGGAATAATTTTTTTCAAGCGCTCGAGTGCGCCGCCTGCCGAAATATTTTTCATGCTCACCCCGTGAAGCCGTCAGGAATAGTGCTGTCAGGTTGCGATATGCCGTTTACATCTCGTCCTCCCTGCCCAGAGCCTGGGATGGCCCACGTTTCTTCGTAATGCAGTGATTTCCCGAAGAACGTAGCGGCCTGTTTTACGTACTCAGTGTTTAGCCGACCAGTGGCCTTGATGAACGCTGCATACCGCAACGCCCCCTCGAGAAGCGTTTCTGGCGCCACACCAGATTTCATCCGAGCATTCCACGCTTTGAAGGCGTCAGCTTTGCTGTTACCGCCAGCTCGTTTTGGATAAACCGACCAGACCTCTTCGAACTCCTCCGGATAATTATTTTTTGCTGCAGGAGCAGCTTTTTTAGTTGGGGGATTTTCAACAGGGGGGGTGGCATCGCCATGCCCCAATTTTTTCTCTTTTTGTTCCTGATCCTGATCCTGATCTTGGCTTGGAAGCCCCTTCGAAGCCCCTTCGCACACCCTTCCATTTTCACGCTTTATCGTCAGGTGAAAATCAGCCTGGTAATGGTCAAAAAACTGAGGAAGAAAGGGGTTCTCAGGTAAAGAGGCATACCCGTTTCTTACCCCTGCGCATTTGTTATCTCCAGCCTTGAGTCCCCTGCCAACTTGATACCCCGCCATTTCATGCACCCAAACCATCTCAGAATGCTCGTCATAGCTGCAAAACCCCGCTTCGATGGCCCTTTCAAGCCCCTTTGTAGCCCCTTCCAAGCCCAGACCAGTTTCATGGGCCAGGTACAGCACAGGCAGGTAGTACAGGCCAAGCATGTTCGCATGAGGGGACGTCATCAGGTAAAACGCGACGACCTGCGCCTCTGCTCCCGCGCTTCTCAGTTCTCGACCTGTTTTCCCCAACCAAAATTGAGGTGATACGGTTGCGTAATCACGCATAACTTCCCCGATATACTTCCCGCGAATCTGGGTGGCAAAGCGGCTCGATGACCGATTTCACCGCCAGAAATGCGGATATGGCTTCGTTAATCTCTTTCAATGCAACTGCTGGCGCTGCCCGAAGATGAACAGCATTCACCGCCTCGATACTCTCTTTCGCTGCGACCGTGGCCAGAAGCGCAGGATCCCGAGGCGACTCAATCCGGGCTCGACGCTCCGCAGGCAAAACAGATAGAGCAACTGGCTTTAGCTCAACGGCAAGCGATGCGTATCGAGGCCCATCAAATCCTCTGAAAATGCGCTTCACACGCTGGATCGCATTTCGCAACCCATCGCCGGTGTCGACCGCAGGAAGAATGTCCCCGCCGCCATCAGCGTGATATTGATCCGCGATGGCAAGGCCAACAGCTTTCCATCCATCCTCGAGCGCCCATGCCTCCAGCTCTGATGCAACGACATCAATCGGAGGACTGATTTTCATGATTCACTTTCCCCCTGCGCTTTGCCTTAAGCTGGTCGTACACAACAGGGTCATACTTCAGCACACCGGCAGATGCGATTTGAAGACGCATCGCTTTTCCCTCTGGCACGAGTTCACCCCAAACAGAAACAGAGGATGGTTTTACGCCTGCTGCTTGTGCCAACTTTGTTTTATTGCCGAAAAATTTTACTGCATCATTTTTGAGCACTTCGCTCTCCTTCTTAAGTTTTCCTAAGAAGATTAGATCGTAGAGAAACCTAAGTAAAGAAAATTTAGAATTACCTAATCATGGAAAAAGAAACTTTCGGTACACGTCTCTTACGCAGACGCAAAGAATTGAAACTCTCGCAGGCGGCGCTTGGCAAACTCGTCCAGGTCGCTCACGTCACTATTTCGCAGTGGGAGAGAGATGAAACGCAGCCAGCAGGCAAGCGCCTCTTCGCGTTAAGTAAGGCACTCCAGTGCAGTCCGACCTGGTTAATGTTCGGCGATGAAGACAAAACGCCAGGCGAACCAACAGAATTCAAGCCTGATATTTCCCCACGACATCAGGAGCTGATTGACTTGTTTGATGCCCTTCCGGACTTTGAGCAGGAAGCGCAGTTAAATGAAATGCGCGCTCGGGTGGAGAACAATAATCACTTGTTTGAAGAACTTTTGAAGGCTCGCAAACGCGCTCAAAAGAAATAAGTTCGATTGCTTCGCAAAATGATGCTTCACAGTTAATCCACGTCTACCGCAATTAGGAAAATTTAAACGCTTTAAAAACAAAGCGTTGCTTTCTCGCGCCCAAAAACTTAGGTTTTTCTACAAAACATGTGTTGATCAAAACCTTAAGTTAATCTAAATTCTACCCATCGAAACCACACAGTGATTTCTCAGAAAAACGTTCAGCCAGCCTGGCTACAAGGGCACGACAAGGAAACTCCAAATGACTACCAAGCAAAATGCAATTGACCTGGCCAACACTGCACGCAGTGAAGCAGCCAACACAGCAAAACGCACCATTGCAGCGATCATCATCAACTGGAATGAGTGTGTTAAGCAGGCTGGTTTTACAGGCGTATTTGATTTCCCAACTACCGGTTACACCCGCAAATCGCAGCTCATTGCAGATCTGGAACGTTGCGCCGAGCAGCTGGACGACTACGTCGAACCTGTGGTTCACCCGGCTGGGTATACCGTTGAGCAGCAGACTCGCGAAATCAACGCAACGCTGACCCGAGTGCTGGATGTTGAAGAAGCCCACGCGGAAGCACGGGAAATGGATGCCGCTTACCACGTAGCAATTGAGACGATTGCGAACAACCTAACCCTACCGGTTTGGGATGGGTGCAGCGAGACGGTCCAACGTGAGGTAGCTAAATATCACCACGACGAGGCACTAAAATTTAACGACGCATACAACTGTGCCTATACACGTCCGGGGGCAATTTTTCAGGAAGCCTTCTTTGATGTTTTAGACGATATAGAACGTGAGGTAAGCATTGATCGGGCGCATACCGAAGCTAAAGAAATGGACGCTAAATTTTATAAGGAGTGCGCGTAATGTACGGCACTCAGGAAGTTATCCGCGCCTGTGTTAAGCCAGGAATGTTAGTTAAACATGAAGGCAAAACCTATAAGGCGTCAGCAAATAAAAACGGTAATCTGTATTTATTCAACCTCACAGAAGCAAAACGAATCAATGATGTTTTTGTTGAGGTCTGTCTTGATTCTCGCGGAGAGCCTTTAATTAATTAGCAGGAGCCTAAAAAATGGAAACAGTCTTAATTATTGTCGGGTTTGTTTTCATCATATTAGTAACAGCAGCTATTGGCTTTATCTCTACATTCATGATTCAGGTTGATGTATGCGGGTCTGATTCCAGCCGCGATTTATAGTAGTTAGTTGCACTTTTTTAATATGCCGTTAATCCGGCAGGGTTTTTATCAATCAAAAATTCAGGAGCTATATTATGAAAACTATCAGTATCGTAAGCCTTCGTGTATCGGCAGTTAATCAGGAACTGGCTTTGTTCAACTGCGAAGATTCAATCACTGGTGTAATTCATACCGTACCGTCAAACACAGCTGTCGTTCTTGATGGTGGCTACGTTCTAGGGCAGTTCGGTTGTGTTCACAAGGCAGTTGATGAGTTAACCGAGGTTTATATTCAACTTCACGAAGCCGAGAAAGAAAACGGCACATACGCTGCATATAAAAACGCACTTAATGCAGGACTTGCGTCTTCTCGCCATCACTGATCAATTCGCCCCGTTAATTCGGGGCATTTATCCGCATGAGCACTGCACCAGTACTCAGCCTGATAAATGAGGAATATCGAAGTGGATATAACACTCGCTTTTAAAAAATTATCACTAACCAATGGCGATGAAGTCACGCTAAGTATTGCACCACGCGCAATGCAAAAAATGATTATTGAATTAATCGCTCAGGGTTATCTCACAACTGAGGAAATGGCTACTTACGTTATAAGCCAATTAAAACTTTGCGATAAACGAAACCTTCCGTACGTGTTACCTGAAAACGTACTGAAAAAATTAAATGAAACCTATCAAGCAGTAAATAACGGAGGTGAAAATGTCTAAATATATTGGCTGCTGGTTTGGCCTTGAAGAAGCCGCAGAAGAAAATGGCGAAATGCGGATCGCCCATGCTTTTGAGGCCGTAAGCGAAAAGCAGGCAAAAGCGAAAGCTGCGCTGCTGTTTATGGAAGCCTTTCCAGATGGCGACGATTCACATTTCGAATTTCGTATGTATGCGGAAACCGAAGGTGTTCCCTGCCCTCAAGAAGAATGGGACGAAGCATTTTTATTTGATCACGAGTGGGATGACGAACTGGGCCATCCGGTCGTACCGGTAGTTAAAACCCTGGCAAAACCAGTTGAATTCGAAAAGCTGCAGCAATCACTTCGCGTGGCGGTGCTGGTGAAATACCACACCACTGAAATCAACAGTGATCAGCTCGGCGGTGCCATTGAATTGCAGCAGGACGACTCCTCAACGTTCGATAGCCATACCTATGCAGCGATCACCAAAATGCCGGCTGTCGCCGAGATGTATCCAGAGCTAATCCTCGAGGCGATCGATTTTATCCGCGAAAACTGCGCCCCTACGAAAAAGTGGCCCGAAATTAAAGCGGCATTGTCTGGGTGGCTGAAAAACCACGAAGCAGAGCGCAAAGATGGCAACCTAGAATCCATTGAAACAGACTCAACTGAATCGGCAGCCGCAGTAGTTCCGCGCCCCTACAAACACACGCATAGCACTCTGGACGTTGAAATTGCCACCGCGCTGTGGGCGGGTGATGTAGATCCAAACGCCCCGCAGCCGTCTGTAACACGCTGGGCGAATGGCATCATCAAAGAAGATCGTGAGGATTTTAAAAGCTGGTCCATTCAGCTCCGTACCCAGGACAACATTCTCAAATACGACCGCCCTACTATTTTTGGCGTAGTTCGCAATGTGCCGGCAGCCGATACGTACCGCTTCCCGGAATCACATAAACGCTACATCACCGAATACCTCAAAGCCCACGGCAAAATGGAGAACGGCAACGATGAAACCGAACAGAACACGGCGGCACCAACTGGCCCACTGGAAAATGAATCGGCAAAAACTAATACAGTGGCGCCGCAACACTCTGATGATGTGTCAACAACGGGGACGCTGGAAACTGCGCCACCTGTAGAAGCAAACGGGCCTTTCTACTTCCTCATGGCCGACGGCGAAAAAGTCGGACGCGCTAATAAACGCACTGGCCTCGATAAAGCACTGGCTGAAGGCGGTACCGAGATCAGCCAGGAAGAATATCAGGCTCGCAAAAACGGCACGCATCAGGCACCGCAGAAAACTACCGAAAAGCCAGCGACACAGACCGAAGTGAAGAAAATCGCCGATGGTGTTTTTTCGGTCGATAACCTGATGGCCGGACAACCGAAGGAACCAACACCAGATTCACCTGCATCGGCCTCAAATGAAGTCGAAAAAACAGAAGCAGGAATGGATCAGCCTTCTACAGCCAGTTTCCAGTCCATCGGAGCAGCACTCGAAAACGACCTCGCCGAAAAAGGCGACAACATGAAAATCTGGCGCAGCGTAATGCGCACGGATCCCCGCTACACCAAAGACCTGGCTGGCGCTGGTTTTGAAGGTACCAGCATCAATGCCGAGTACATGATCATGCGTGCTACGGAGATTTTTGGGCCTATCGGTACCGGCTGGGGCTTTGAGGTTCTGGAAGACCGTATGCTTCCCGGTGCCCCAATGAGTGAGGCCATCTACGAAGATAAGAAATTCATCGGCAACCGCCTGTTGCGTGATGGTGATGGAACGTTGATCACCGAGCAAAACCACAGCATCAAAATCGCATTCTGGTACTTGAAAGAAAATGGTGTGGCCGAACGCTTTGAGGCCTTTGGCGCGACCAAGTATCTCTACAAAACCAAAAATGGGATCACCTGCGATGGTGAGGCCCAGAAAAAATCACTCACAGACGCAATTAAAAAAGCGCTTTCACTTCTGGGCTTCTCTGCTGATGTGTGGCTTGGGCTTTATGACCAGGCCGAATACAAGCAGGAAAACGCTACAGAGTTCGCCATCAAAAATGCCAGCGATAAAGCTGAGGATGTTTCACGTCTTCGCAATGAACTGGACGAGAAGCTTACACGCGTAGCAAACACCATCGAAAACGCCGTAAGCCCTAACGAAGCGAAGAAAGTATTCGACACCCTGGCGCGTGAAGTGGAAGTGCACCGCAAAGCTGCAGACGCCAAAGGCGACACCGAACACGCTAAGTACCTGTCTGGTCGCCTTCGCCGCCTCTCTCAAATTAAAGATCAACGCATCAGCACCCTTACAGCAAATCAGGAGCAATCAGCATGAGCCAGAACACTACAGCAATCTCAATCGCAGCCAACATGAACAAACTGCTGGCTTTGGTCGAGTCCGGGGAGTTCTCCGCCGAGGACATAGCCGACACCCTTGAAGGGGAAGAGCTGGCGCTGGGAGACAAATTCGACGGGATCATGTCACTGGTGAGAAATCTGGAAGGTCAGGCAAAAACTGTAGACGAGGAAGTTAAGCGCCTCAGCGATCGTAAAAAATCATTCGATGGTCAGGCCAAAAACCTCAAAGCCTACATCCTGAAATGCCTACAGGCCGCTGAACTGAAAACCTTCAAAACCGAGCGTAACACACTCACCGTCCGCAAAGGTTCTGTCTCGGTGGTTATCGATAACGTGGATCAGTTGCCTGACGAGCTGGTGGACGTTGCCACCGTTGTCGCACCAGACAAGAAAAAAATCAAAGAGGCCATCGAGGCAGGTGAAGAAATCAAAGGGGCTCACCTCGAGATCGGCTCTGAATCTTTGCAGGTGCGTTAATCCAGATGCGGCCAGCAATGGCCGCCTACTGAGAAACAGATATGAGCGACGAATTTACCAGCCTCTTGTTCCCCAGGAGAACCGAACCCGATGACGGCGAAGATCACGCGAAAGAAATCATCTGGCATATGCGGAACGGATACCGGCGGCACCACGGCATTGTCGAGCGGCCTCCGGAAGTGAAAACACAAAAATTTAAGGCACCCAAAAATGCATGAACCCAAAACACCAGCAAACCCGAGCCGTAAAGCGATGGCTCGCGTTAAAAATCCCTTACCAGTGCCTACTGAGTGCCGTTTGTGCAACTCAGACGTGCATGTTGCAACGCATCAGGAAGTTTATGGCCGCGATTATAGCGACTGGCCCTACATGTATTTATGCGGTGATTGCGGGGCCTACGTTGGAATGCACCCGTTTACCAACATCCCTCTCGGAACGCTGGCAGATAAGGCCACTCGAGATGCAAGGAAGAATTGCAAAAAACCATTTGAGGCAATTTGGCGCAGCGGAAAGATGAGCCGCTCGCAGGCTTATACCTGGCTGGCTAATGCGCTGAACATCCCCGCCAGTGAATGCCACTTTGGCTGGTTTGATATTTCTCAGTGTGAAGCGGCAAAGCGGATCTGCGAGAGCATTACGGAGGAGCACACAGCATGAGCAACACAGCGAAATTACAGCTCGGCTTTTCCCCACTGACCAAAACTATCCAGCTCGCCAAAATGCGGGACGACGGTGAAGGCCGGCGCGTCCGTGTAGGCAATGACCGTGGACGTGATGTTACTGACGAAGCCGCACAGCTGGTTTGGCAGTTGGTCATGGCCGAAGGTGGAGAAATTGGTTGGGGACTGCCGGACGGCAGCCGCATGGTGCTGAAGGCTGAAAAAAAGGAAGCTGCCAAATGAGCAATCCAATTCAAGTTTTGAAAGCTTACCACGTTCAGGGGGATGAATACGGCGTAATCCGTTTCGCCACCTGCAACGTAATCGCACGTCGTGAAGGCTCGCAAGAACTGGATGAGCAATTCAGCGGTATTTCATGCAAACGCATACCCGGCGCAGATAAATACGCAAAGCATGGGCATGTTCCAGTTCGCGTGCTGGTCGAGGATTTTGGTTGGTGGCAGGAATGCCACTACTGCAGCTGTCACGTCGACAACGAAACAGAGGGCCGAGTGTGGGATGGCGATGCCGCCTACTGTAGCGTTGAGTGCGAAGCGCGACTTATCAATCATCGCATTGACGACGAAGCAGAACGCCAGAGCATTCTGAAAGCCGAGCTGGAAGCCATTGCTACAGCTGAAGCAAAGTTCCCAGGCATTACTGATGTCACAGCCTACACAGGGCATAAAAAGCACATCACGATCTATTTCCGTTTTCCTGGCGGAAAAGATCGGGCTACGTGGACGATTGGCGACGATTTTGTTGGCACTGGACGCGAAGACGGTGAGTTGTTCAGAGCATACATCGACTCCGTTCGACAGGGAGCAGCCAAATGAGCAACTTCACCGCATTACCCGTTGAGCGCGATGCATACGGCTGCTGGATTCACCCGGCGTACGACAAACTCTGTGACGGTCGTGAACACGTACCGAGCGAAGAATTTGACGCCTGGCTTAAGACCAACGAACTCGAATGGGATTACGAACTTCGCGATGAATCGTTTGATTTTTTGGACGATACACCGTACGACTCCGATTTTTCAGAATGGCAGCCAGAACCGCCAGACGGTGAAGGCTGGTTTATCGGTTCGATCCATGATTCTGAAGATGGCCCGGTCTGTATCTGGTTTCGCCAGGGAGTAACGCAATGAATACGATGTTACGCCATCAGACTCAGCCAACTTACAACACCTGCATGGCCACGTGTGTGGCGATGGTTCCCTCATTTCATGGTGCGTTGATTTGTCGGTCCCCATTGCACAGCAATTTGAGCCGGAGGCCGGTGGATTATGAGTGAAGTGGCAGAAATCCTGTACGGAGAGCTGTCAGATGGGGCGTTTTTCGCCCCTGCATCCTCCGACCTCGTTGACTCGCTGATCGGCCAGTACAAGCAGCTCAGGGCCGATATAGAAATGATGTCCGGGTTAATTAATACGCACCATACATCGGTTCATCATTTTCTGGAGGGCAACCAGGACCATGATCGGCGGCATTATTTCGGCGGCGTCAGCAATCTATTTAAGCTCGAAGGCGCTATTGCCAGTCTGAATGCAACATTCTGGCAAAAAGCCTTGAATATGACCGACGTGTACGAGTACATGCCGAACAACCGGCGCACCGAGTGGAACGAGCAGATCAGGGAAATGAAAACGCCCGATTTCGAAGAGGATACCGTGCGGCCGACAATCATGGATTTGCTGAACTCCCGACAGAAGTTTTTCTCTGAACGCGTGGACGGCATTTTCCGTGCTCTGTCCGGGGAGCATGTGACTAACCGGCCAGAAGGGTTTGGGAAGCGCATGATCCTCGCACGGGTGTTCAACGAATACGGCATGACGAATCACGATATGAGCGGTTATATCCAGGACCTACGACAGGTGATTGCTAAATTTATGGGGCGGGATGAACCCCGCTGGCGCGTAACCGATGATGCGTTACAGGAAGCCCGCCGCCGACATGGTGAATGGCTTGTTCTTGACGGTGGAGCATTACGTGTCCGGGCATATCTGAAAGGCACTTCACACCTTGAAGTTCATCCGGATATGGCCTGGCGGCTCAACTGCATTCTGGCGCACCTGTACCCGCTGGCAATCCCGCCGCAATTCCGTCAGAAGCCGAAGAAAAAACTCAAAGATTTTGTGATGATGAGCAAGCCACTACCTTTTGCCGTTCTGGAGGTGCTGGCAGGGCTGAAGGCAGAGCGACACACCCCTGTTCATCGCAACCGCTGGGATGAGCCGACACAGCCTCTGACTACTAATCCGTTTAACCGCCGCTTTGACTGGCGCGACGAAGACAAAGCCATCCGGGGCCAGGCCGGGACGATTCTGGAAATCATCGGCGGCGTTCTTATCAAAGCGGGCCCACAGAAAAACATCAATATCTGGGAATTCGACTACGACCCTGCCCGAGTGCTCGGCGAGATCATCGCTTCCGGGTGCATTCCAGATCAGCAGTCGCACCAGTTCTATCCTACCCCGGAGTCACTGGCTGAGTGGGCTGTGTCCGAAGCTGATATTCAACCTGCCGATAAATGTCTGGAGCCGAGCGCCGGCACTGGAAATATTGCCGCGCTCATGTCGGCAGACCAGACCCAGTGCGTGGAAATATCTTCTCTCCACTGCCGGGTACTCGAGGCGAAAGGCCTGACGGTCGAACAGACCGATTTCATCAAGTGGGCCGAAACCACCAGCAGCCGCTTTGACAAAGTGGTGATGAATCCCCCATTCAGCGAAGGACGCGCCAAAGCGCACGTTGAAGCTGCTGCAAAGCTTGTTAAACACGGCGGCCGCCTTGTGGCCATCCTGCCCGGCAGTATGCGGAAAAAGGATATCCTGCCGGGCTGGTCATGCAGCTGGTCCGGGTTAATCGATAACGAGTTTGATGGTACCGGTGTTTCAGTAGTCATGCTGAAGGCCGACCGTAAGTGATTTTCGATAATCAGTTTTAAATTCCGGCCAGCGTTAATCTTACGGCCGGTCTGAGGTGTATATGACGCAGATTCAATTAACAGTTGAATGGGTTGTTGAGCAAGGGCTGACAGCATTGACCGGTTTGAGTGAGAACCAAATCGAGAATTACAGACAAAATTGCTGGGCCGAAGGCGTTCACTTCAAACGAGTCTCATCTAAAGGGAACGTGAGGAGTAAGCGAGGAACGACCTGGTACAACTATCCAAAAATTAACAAGTTCATACAGGATTCGTAGTTATGGCCGCATTACCAACGGGTGTCGAAATCAGAGGGAATAGTGTTTGTATCTGGTTCATGTACCGTGGGAAAAGATGCCGCGAAATCCTCAAGGGCTGGACAGTAACATCGGCCAATCTAAAAAAAGCGGGGAATCTCCGGGCACTGGTTTTAAGTGAGATAAACCTGGGTGAGTTCGACTATCAGAGCCGGTTCCCGTCATCCAGGAAAGCCACGAAATTGGTCACAACAATTTCAGTTCGGACCATCGGTGAATTGTGTGATCTGTGGCTGAAAGTGAAAGAGACCGAGCTGGCGGCAAACACCCTGCGGAAAACGGCATCACAGATAGAAACTCTGAAATTCATTATTAATGTGGATACACCGATTTCCACGATCCGCCACAGCGACATATTGAATTATCGCAACGAACTACTCAATGGCGAAACGTATTACCGGAATGCAACTCGCGGCAATAAATTAGGACGCACCGTGCGTACCGCCGACAATTACATATCGTTGCTGTGTACCCTTCTCCGCTTTGCGCATCACTCCGGGTTTATCAAACACAAACCCTTTGACGGGATCCGCAAATTACAGAAGGTCAGAACCAAACCAGACCCGTTATCGAAGCAGGAGTTTTCACAGCTGATGGAAAGTGAATCTGGTCAGAGCCAGAATATGTGGAAATTCGCTATATACTCAGGACTGCGACATGGCGAACTGGCCGCACTGGCATGGGAGGATGTGGATCTCGAAACGGGCACGGTTCATGTACGTCGAAACCTGACTGCAATCGGCACGTTCGGTCCACCAAAAACGGATGCAGGGTTTAGAAAAGTTAAGCTGCTGGGGCCTGCGCTAGAGGCTCTCAAGGCACAGCGTGAACTGAGCGCGCTTCAGCCGAAGTCAAAGGTGGTGTATCACCATCGTGAATTCGGGAAAACGGAAACCCAGCGTTTGCGCTTTGTTTTCATTCCTCGATTGCGTAAGGGAGAACAAAAACCGTTTTACAGCGTATCGAGCATCGGAGCCAGATGGAACGCTGCCGTAAAACGTGCTGGTATTCGCCGTCGGAATCCGTACCATACGCGGCATACTTTTGCCTGCTGGCTTTTGTCAGCCGGTGCAAACCCGTCGTTTATTGCAAACCAGATGGGGCATGAAAACGCACAAATGGTATATGAAGTCTACGGGATGTGGATTGAAGAGCTGAACGGTGATCAGGTGTTGATGCTGAACGACAAGCTGGCACTCTGA